TTTTCTGGGCTTCGGCGATGACCGACAGGGTCAGCGTGGTCTTACCCGACGATTCCGGGCCATAGATCTCGACGATACGGCCTTTTGGCAGGCCGCCGATGCCAAGGGCAATATCCAGGCCCAAGGAGCCGGTGGAGATGGCCGGAATGCCTTGGCGCTCCTGGTCACCCATGCGCATGACTGCGCCTTTGCCGAATTGGCGTTCGATCTGACCCAGGGCCGCAGCCAAGGCGCGTTTCTTGTTGTCGTCCATTGAAATCCTCACGTGTTCGACTTGGCCCTGATGGCCGGAATACCTGTATAAGTAGCCAGTATTATTCCACAGGCAGGCGCCCGCGCAAACCCCTGTCGTCGATTTACTCGGCACCAAGCTGTAACAAGCCGTCTAACGCGGCGCTCACCGTCTGTCGGCGCACCGCTTCGCGGTCACCGTCGAACTGGCGGCGCTCGCTGAACACCCGGTTGCCGTCACCCCAGGCCAGCCATACGGTACCTACCGGTTTGGCCGGCGAACCACCGTCCGGCCCGGCCACGCCGCTCACCGCCACGGCGAAGCGCGCGCCGCTGGCGGCCTGGGCACCGCGTACCATGGCTTCGACCACTTCCTGGCTGACTGCGCCCACCTGGCCGAACAAGGCCTCGGGCACGCCCAACAGGCGGGTTTTCTGGGCGTTGGAATATGTCACGTAGCCAACCTCGAACCAGGCCGAGCTGCCAGGTATACGGGTGATGGCTTCGGCAATGCCACCGCCGGTGCAGGATTCGGCGGTAGCCACCTGTGCATTGAAACGGCGCAGGTGTTCACCCAGGCGGGTGGCGAGTGTGGTGATCGGGTCCATGTCGGGCTCCTGGAAGGCTGCACCTACCCTACCAGCTTGTGTGTTTCACTGATATTCGGCCAGATCGCGAAGCCTGCGACCACAACGGCAGCAGGCCTGCCGTGAAATGACGATTTCGCCGACAAACACGCGCTCGACTTCGACAGGCTTGTGCCTGTACAGCCGGCACAGCACAAGCCTGAGCCATTCGGTCATATCAGAAGTTCAACCGAAGCACGGTGCGCCAGATGTTCTTCGCCGGTGAACGACGATGCTTGGCCCAGTTGCGCTCCCACCATTCATCTTCATTGCGTACCACCTGCTCCAGATCACTGCCGGTAACAGCGGCCGCATGCTGGCGGAACATCATGGGGAATACGCAGTGCTGGCGGATCCTGTGTTTGACCACTACATCCACCGGCGTGCCATCGTAGGGCGTATCGGCCAGGATCCGGCAGCCTTGGCGCGACAACACATAGGCGTGCAACGCGACCACCCGCCCCCTGGCGATGAACGGAAACCAGGTCAGCCACGTCCGCCCCATGGAGTAGCCCAGGTGCAGAGCCTCGAAAGGCCGCTTCTGCATGAAGCGGTTTACCCAGCGAACCCGGGTAGCCGTAAATTCATAGGCCTTGGCATCGTCCTCGAAAATCAAAATTCTATCCAGGCCGTTTTCCAGCGCATGGCGAGCCAGTTGCTGATGCGACTCGTAGCAACCACGCGCGGGATCGCTGTTTTTCTGGACGACATGAAAAACCACCTCATTGTCCAGCTGCTGACCGATAGTTTCTGTGAATAGTTTACGCCGGTCACCCCGGGTATCGAGAGAGATGCAAAAAACTGCATCGACATCAAATCGAATTCGGCTCACTGCTTTAATCAACCCGATTGCAATAACTGTTAAGTGGGTCACACGCCACCGCAGTCGATTCCGGCAGGTCTTCCCTGATGTTAAAAAGCCGCCAATTCTCCATGGGGACGCCGTACTGTCAATATGCCCTCACTCCAATCCTGGCCAGGACGTGCAGGTACTGCCCGTGCGGTTGCCGTGGTACCCTATGCGGCTTGAAAAATCAGGTGGGTCTCGGCGCCGCGCACGCAACACGGAACGCCCCAATTTGCCCCACAATGTTGAGACCTACTTTCTAAGCCTTTAATGAATAAAGCAATTTCCGATCTTTCCGCACACACCCCGATGATGCAGCAGTAGCGTGAGAATCGAACCTCAGGCCGCGCCGCTAGCGGCCTGCGAATCGCAACTGTCTAATACGGTTCGGCCAGTTTCAGCGACTTTCGCCCAGTAAAACCGAGAAGCTTTCGAGCAGTTTTAGACAGTCTCAGCACCCCCACCCCGGCGTTCTGCCTACGATGATCCGTCCTGGCTCGTCGCCATCCCATTTACCTGAAATCTCATAACTGAACAGGCCGATGTGATACGCCTCATCGACCTCCACCAAGGCCCAACCCTTTGCGGCCTCGGACAGCTCCAACATGTCGACCAGGTGCTCTGCACTGACCTCGCCCCTGCGATGGGCGGCATACGCCATCTCATCCAGCACCGCGGAGCGGCCTTCGGGATCGGTGACCAAGGCAAAATGGTCATTCAGTTCATACAGCCAAGCCTGCGGTATCCCGGCCATCATTCTGCCCTGCACCACCAGGACTGCGCATACAGCACGCCGTCGACCTCTTCCACCCCGTTTATGTTGATGCCTAGCTGGGCCATCCCATTGACCTTCGCGTCATGCAGCCGGGGGATCACATCAGGCCCTGGCGTGGGGTTAAACACCCAGGCCTGTGTCGATACCCGGCCCAACGGCTCACTGTGGTGGTCACCGATGTGCACATCTGCGCGGAGGGGCTGAATTTTGCGGAGATGATCAGAGGGTATGGCTGCACCATGCTCGCGGCGTCGAACGAGAAGGAAATACATAGGGGCACCGATACTGTATAAAAAAACAGTATCGTATAGGCGGACCTGATCGTGGGCAATTGCCGATCAGCGGATCAGTGAAGAGGCGGCAGCTCCTTGCCTCGAGCCTTGGCAACAGCGCGAAGCTGGTAGTCGGAGACCGCTTGGAAAAGCGACTCGGCTAGCAAGCGCAGGCGCTCGATTTCCTCCGTAGGCGCGCCATTATCCTGCGCTTGGTGATAAAGGCGCATGGCGTCGATCGCCTGCTGAATCAGCGGCTCGCCGGCCTCAACCATCCCGATGAAAGTCCGCTCATCCATTCCTAAGCTCCTAGCAGGATATTGCAGGGTTTGGTAAGTAGCCCACGTTGAAGCCCCATTCAAATGTGAAACCTCCAGAGCTAAGATTAGGCTGCTTCAAAGAAAAAACCAGCAAGCAGCCTATTGCGTGATCACTCTAGCGCTGCACTTCAATAGCTGTGCCGGCCTTAAGGGATGAGCGTGAAATTTTTTTTGCAAGCTTCAGCAGATATTTCTCCACAAGAAGGTAGCATACAATTCCACCTAGCAACCCAGCAGTCACGGCGCCTACCGCGTACCACACTGCCATCACTAGGCTGGATATCTGCCCAAAAGCCGTTACAAATAACACATACCAGATTCGTTGAGAAATTGGATGCGACAAATACAGTGAATAAGATGCCTCACCAAATAACAGAGCGACTCTATTAGCATTTGACCGAATGTACTTCTCAATCGAAATGAATCCTGCGACTAAGAAAAATGCCGGGACGCCATATACTAAAGACCGAGTGAATATAGTGAAATCAGCCAATACCAGCGCCACACTGCTGGCGCCAACCATTATGCTTGTCGGCAACAACCCGATACTCACCCAGCGCTGCCTGGTGACCCCTAGCAAGACGCCAAGCAGAAATTCAATGATGATCGGGCTTGTGTAGGTTTTGCCCAGTGGACCTTCTGGAGCCAAAGCAGACCCAACAATAGCAAGCGTAACTATAACTGCAGCTATGAACATAAGCCTCATTCTTAGGTTTTGCAATGCCAAGGAGAGACCGAATATCGCGTAAAAGAACATCTCATATGTGAGGGTCCACCCAATGGTGTATACAGGCGTGATATCACCAACATCTGGGTTTTGGGCGGGAATAAAAAACAGCGACTTAAGAAGGAATACTGGATCGAGTCCGCGGGAGTTGAAAAACAAGCTTGGCATTAATAACGCAGCAGCGACAAGCACAAAGGTGAACAACCAGTATAAAGGCGCCACTCTCAATATCCGTGAGGCCCAGAACTCTCTTATACTTTTATTCTTACCCTCTGTGGTGACCCACATTACGAACCCGGATATTACAAAGAATATATCTACACCAAAATCACCCACCGGATTATCGAAGTATGGCGCTACAGCAATCATCACCATGGAGTGGTAGATGATAACTAGGCCAGCTGCGATGCCTCTCAAGTATTGTATTCCGTAGAATTTTTCCACGCGTACAGTCCATTGCAAATTTGTGAGATTAATTCGCCATTATCGCTAGGTACGTGGCATTTCTCAATGTCTTGAGAGGCTGAAGTCTGAGATGGCTATCTTCGCGCGAGTGCGTCATAGGACGCTTCGCACTGATGACCGGCTATTCGTGCCCGGTCAAAAGCCCGCGCCAACTCTCCCGCTCGTTCATCAGCCCGTGAGAGCAGCTCGGAGAGCACCATGGCGGCGCGGATGGCTGCCTGGCCTCGGGCGATAGCGGCGGTATCCGTGCCGGAGCAACTGACGGCGGAAGCGAGCTTTCCGGCTTCGTGGCGCAACCGCTGGCCAGCAGCATCGGCGCCAGCAGCGCCAGCATCAGCAACCTTTCTTTCTTCATAGCCTTTTACCCTCGCCTCTTGTTGCGCATCTGTGCTGCGGTGTTCTTCCAGACGCGCCGCACGCTCGCCAATCACTTCGGCGAGTCGGTCGCCGCTATCCCGTTTCGCTGATTTCTGGCCAGCCTGGGCAAGTTCAACCGATCGACCGTGTTCGTACGCCGCCCAGTGGGTCACCAGCAACAGCGCCAACACTCCAGACAGCACCCAGCCGTTCACGCTGCCCCCAGGAACAGATCTCGCTCAGCGGCCCGCCGGCGGACCAGGCCGGCCAGCACCTGCCCGCCAGCCTTGTTCCAGCGCGGGAACTGCTCTGCAGCAGATGCGTAGTTGCCAGCATTCAGCAACCGGCGGAGCGTGGACGATTCGAGATTCGCAGCACCCAGGTTGTAGGTGAAGCTCATCAGGGCGTCCCACTGGTTTTGGCTCAGCGGAACAGTGATCAAGCGCTGCACTTCTGGCTCGAACCGCTGTACGTCGTTCAGCAGCATGCGCTCGGCCTGCTCCTTGCTGATCTTCATGCCGGCCTTCACGCCGCGGGTAGCACCGTAGCCAATGGTCCAGACGCCGACTGAATCCTGATAGGCCTGCAGGCGCAGTCCCTCGAACGACTTGATGAGGCTCAAGCCGCGTTGCGATGTTCGCATTTGGGTTTTCTCCAGACGAAAAAAAGCCCGCACTTGGCGGGCTTGGTAGGGGTCAGCTATGTCAGGCGGCAGGCGCTTCAGCCTCCGGCTCAGCCGGATCCTGAACAGTGACGGTCACGGTGGCCCGGTACTCGCTGAGCACCTTGGCAACCAGCACCTGGGCGGCAGGGAACTGCTGCAGAATTTCCCGGGCGCGGGTGTCGGCCTGCTCCTGGGTGACGTACGGAATCAGGTTGGAGGCGTCGTACAGGTTGGATGCGTTGATGGCTACGAAAGGCATGGGTCAATCTCCAGACAAAAAGAAGCCCGCTCGATGGCGGGCATTGGGTAGTTGGCTTGGGTTCAAGCCTTGGGGTATTGCTGCTTGATCTGCTGCAGGGTCGAGAAAAACGGCTCTGCCTTGGGCATATGCCCTTGATTCATGGCATGCCACAGCATGTCCAGTTGTTCCTCCACCGGCGGATACTCGGCCGCACGACGCTTGGAGTGGTCGCACTTATGCTGAATTTTCAAAGGTGAACTCCTGATCGCGGTAGGGCCAAAGGCTGACCGTGACGTGGTAGGTGCCCGGCGCCGAGAATTCCAGCTCGATGTCACTGCCGTCAGCGGTGTAGGTTTCGCTCTCGATGTTGACGGCGGCACCTTCGTGGACCCCCTTCAACCAGTGCCCTTGGAGAACCGCCCCCATCTGGGGGCGCTCCTTGAGCATCTGGCCAATGACGAAGTGTTCGGCCGGCCGTGCCGGTGTGGCCACCTGGATGAAAGGCCGGTCGGTGTTGAGCCTGATGATCTTCTTCCCGTGTTCTGGCGGGCAGCTGACGACAAACACGATCCGGCCGTCAGTCTCATGGGCGGCAAAGTGCCCAATTTTGCTCATCGTTTGGTTCCCATTGCATAGAGGGTGTGGTTTTTAACGCCAACACCCGAGTTCTCCCCCCACCACTTCACTGTGATAACGAAGTAACCAGGCGCTACGCCGATTGATCCCATCAGGTTGGGGAAGCTATCCGCCCAGTCGCCACCACCTTCCGCGATCACCAGGCCGTTGATATCCATCTGGAACTGGTACTTACGGATACCACTGCCAAACCCTTGGTAGCAGCTGTACTGGGCCGTGATGAAACCGCCCTCGTCCATTTGCACACCGACGGCGATCAGGTTTTGCCATTGCCCTACACCGGCCCCAAGCAAGTTTGCGGGGTTGCTCGCCGATACCGGGACCGTGACAGCGTTGCCACGGATACGCAGCGTGTCGATTTCGGCCACGCCGATCTTGGCGGCCGTTATGGCACCGTTCGCGATCTTGGCGTTACTGATCGCCGCGTCTGCGATCTTCGCGTTACTGATACTCGCAGCCCGAATGTACGCGTCATCGACAAAGGTCTGACCGCCTACGATGGAGAATGGCGACGAAAGCCCGCTACTCGAATTCAGCAAGACAAACTTGTCCGCATTGATCACAAACGCAGACTGGACAATGCCGTTCTGCGAGTTGATGCCAATACCGAATCCGGCGAAGACGTGCGCGCCATATTGGTTGTTGACCTGCACCCGCAGGGTGTATTGGGCATTCAGCATCGTTTTCATGTCGGCCTGGGCGGTCGCCACCTGCTGCACCGACGCATTGGTCGTGCCCAGCGATGCTTGGGTGTTCTGGATCTGCTTGCTTAGCGCGCCCTCTCCATCGGCCCGGGCCTTGGCTTCATTCTGAATCGCCGCGTTGGCATCGCCTACGGCGGTGTACAACCCATCGATCCGCTGCCCCTCGGCGGTGAGCTTGCCGCCCTGCTCGGTAACGTTGCTCTCCAAGCTAGCCACCGCCTGCGCCGAAGCAGCCGCCGAGCGACGGCCAACCGCGATGTAGGCAATGTCGATTTCGCCCGACGAGTCCACCGAGTTCATCATGTCCAGGCGAATGGCGATGATGTTTTTCCCGTTCCACCCGGCGTGGCCAGACAGGTCAAACTCAATGTCTTGCCAATCGTTGGTGGTCAGACTGATGGTCCACGCCATGCGGCGGGCTTCTGCCAGACCACCGTCCTCGTTTGCCCAATACATCTGGGCGCCCGTGCGGGTGGTGTTGCGTCGACGCAGCCGGATACGCAGATAAGGGTTCTCAGCGGCGGCAATCGCCGGGGAGAAGTTGCACTGCAGGTTCGTCCACTTGCTTACCGTGGCGAACAGCGGACCAGCGGTGAAGGTCGAACCGGCGGTGGTGCTTGCCCATCCCAAGGTAGAACCGATGAACTCCCAGGACTTGCCTGCCACGAAGGGCTGGGCCGTGCCGATGCTGTTTTTCAGCTGGGTGATATCGCTGCTGTTGCTGCTGAGCGTACCTTCAGCGCTGTTCACCCGGTTGGTCAGCGAGTTCACGGCCGTCGCCTCGGCCTTTGTGGCCACTTGACTGAGCGCACTGGCGGCAGCGGCGGCCGCGTCCGTGGCCACCTTGTCGCTCACCGCTACCCAGGCGCTGCCGTTCCAGCGTTTCGGCGTGTTGGCGTTGCCGGTGGTGTCGATCCACAGGTTTTGCGTCAGGCGCTTGTCGGCCGCCGGCGCTGTAGAGCCGTAGATCACCTCCCCCTTGGCGCCCGCTGCTGTAGCAGCCGCTTGGGCGGCCTGCTGAGCCGTGGTCACGTTCTGGTTGGTGGTGGTAAGGCTGTTCTCCAGGTTTGTGGTCCTCCCGGCCACACTGCCCAGGCTGCTGCCTTGCTGGCTCACCGTCGAGGTCAAATTCTCGACAGCGGTCGAGGTGGCCGCGTTGTTCGCCGCGTTCACTTGGCCACTGTCCCGCCAACCGGAAGCACGGGAACCGTATTCAACCTGAGGCCGGGCCAGCTCAAACGTACCATTGGCGGCGGCCGAGGTGCCCCCGTGAACGCGGTAATACACTACGGCCAAAACCGCATCGGCCGGGGCGGTCGCCGTTACGGTAACGCGACTACCGTCCACGCTGATTGCCTGCAGGCCAGACGACACCGTCCAGATAACGGCCCCTGACGCATTTAAGAACTGAATGTACAGGCGGATAGAAAGTAATCCGGAGGTCGCTGCACGCCGGACATAGATCGAAGACGTGATGATCTGCGAGCCACCGACCTTAATGCGCTTCGACGCGGCCGGAATCAGCGATAGATACGGCGATCCGCTGGTCACACCGGTGACCGCCGACCTGAAGGCGCGCTCCCCCGAGTTCAACCAGGACTCGACCATGCTGGAATTGTTCTGCGCCGCGCCTTCCCGCGCCCAACCATCCGGCACCGTCGCATCGGCTGCGTTGACTTGGTTGAATGTCGGGTTGTACAGCAGGTTTTCGCCGCCGGCGTCGCCAATGGCGTTATCCAGCTGGGTCAGCTGGTTCGATGCAGAGGTCAGGCCATCTTCGACCGCCGACATGCGACCGCTCAAAGCGGTGGTAGCCGATGCATTGCCACTGATTTCAGCTGCGTTGACCTTGCCGTTGTCTCGCCACCCGCTGACCCGAGCGCCTTGCTCCATCTGCGCCCGGTCCCACTCCACAAACCCGGCCGTCAGCGGACTTCCAGGCGCTGAACGCACGCGGTACAGCACATCAACTGCCACAGTACCGGTCGGCGCCGGTGCTGAGGTCAGCACCACCCGCTGCCAAGCATCGGTCAGGGTGGTGTCACCCGGCCCCGTGGTGGCAATGGTATTTCCGGAGGTGTTCTTAAACTGGATGAACAACTGGACCTGTATGCCAGGTGTTCCCCGAACAAAAGCCGACGCGGTAACAACCTGCCCGGGCGCAGTGCCAGGGCGATCGCCAATGCCCGGCGCCAAGTCCAGATACACAGAACTAGAGCCGGCCACCAAGCCGCTAACGTCAAATCGTTGCGCCTTCCCTTGCTGGTCCAGCGTAGAGGGAATCAGGGTGGCGGTATACGTGGCGCCGCCGCCATTACCCACCCGCCAGCGGTCAGCAAGACTAGCCGCTCCCTTGTCGAACGAAGGGTTGTACAGCAGGTTCTCGCCGCCGATCTGTGCAATCGACGTGTTGATATCCACGATGGCCGAGCCGTTGGCGGAAATGTCCGAACCTTGCCGGGACACTTCGTTGGTCAACGCGCTGACAGTCTGCGCATCGGCCTTCGTCTGTGCCACCGACAGGGCATTGGCTGCCGCTGCAGCGGCGTCCGTGGCCACCTTGTCGCTCACCGCCACCCAAGTGCTGCCGCTCCAACGCTTCGGCGTATTGGCGTTGCCGGTGGTGTCGATCCACAGGTTTTGCGCCAAGCGCTTGTCGGCTGCAGGTGCGGTCGAACCATAGATGACCTCACCCTTGGCGCCGGCGGCCGTCGCCGCCGCCTGGGCGGCCTGCTGCGCGGCTGTCACGTTCTGTTTTGTGGTGGTCAACCCACCTTCAAGCGAAACGATCGACTGCCCCTGAGACACCAACCCCTGCTCGGCCTGGCTAACCCGGCCGGTCAGCAGATTGGTGGCCGAAACGTTCGCGGCGACATCTCCTGCCGTCACCTGCCCATTGTCCCGCCAACCAGTGGCACGGGAACCGTATTCAAGTTGCGGCCTGGCCAGCTCGACAGAGCCGTTTGTAGCCGCTGCCGTCTGCCCGTGAATGCGGAAATATACGTTGACGCGAACAGCTCCCGCCGGCGCAACAGAGGTGAACGCTATCCGCCCGCCCTCGACCACAATCGGGACAAAGCCGTTGGCCGGGGCCGAAATGACTGCGCCGGCTTCGTTGTACCACTGGTGGATTAGCCGCAGGGCCAGCAGCCCCGATTCCGCCATGCGTCGGGCGTAAACCGACGAAGTGACCGTCTGCCCGCCCGCAACCTTTGGCCGATGGCTTCCAGGGGTAACAAGCGACAGATAGGGGCTTGAGTTAGTTACGCCGGTGACCGCAACCCGAAACGCCTGCTCCCCCGAATTCAACCAGGAAGTCACCATGCTCGGGCTCTTGGTCGCGGCGCCCTCCAAGAACCAGCCGTCAGGCACATTGGCATCGGCCGCGCTGGCACGATTGAACGTTGGGTTGTACAGCAGGTTTTCCCCACCCACCTCAGCGATCGCGGCGTCAATCGCCGTCATCGCCTGACCTTGGGCGGTAATGTCCTGGCCATGCTGCGCGACCGTGTTGGACAGGTTTTGCACCGTCGACGCATCGGCCTTCTTTGCCACCTCGGCCAGCGCCGATTGGGCTGCTGCAGCTGCATCGGTGGCAACCTTGTCGCTCACTGCGACCCAGGCGCTACCGCTCCAGCGTTTCGGCGTATTGGCGTTGCCGGTGGTGTCGATCCACAGGTTTTGCGCCAAACGCTTATCCGCTGCAGGCGCGGACGATCCATAGATCACCTCGCCTTTGGCACCTGCGGCTGTCGCTGCCGCCTGCGCGGCTTGCTGGGCAGCAGTCACGCCCTGATTGGTCGTGGTCAGACCGTTCTGCAAGCTGACGATCGACTGGCCCTGCGTGACCAGCTTGCCATCGGCGTCACTGACAGCACTGCTCAGGTTGGATACGGCTTCCGCCGAGGCCGCAATCGAACGGCGTCCCACCGCGATATAGGCAATGTCGATTTCGCCGGTGGTATCCGACGCACTCATCATGTCCAGACGAATCGCCAGAATGTTCTTGCCGTTCCAGCCTGCGTGGCCAGACAAGTCAATCTCAATATCCTGCCACTCGGTCGTGGTGGTATTGATCGTCCAGGGCATGCGCCGGGCTTCGGCCAGCCCGCCATCTTCGTTCGCCCAGTACATCTGCGCGCCGGCGCGGGCCGTGTTACGCCGACGCAGCCGGATGCGCAGGAAAGGGTTCTCGGCGCCCGGGAACGTCGGGGTGAAGTTGCACTGCAGGTTAGGGCAGTTGCCAGACGTGGCGAACAGTGGGCCGGCAACAAAGGTCGAACCGCTGAGGGTACCGAACCAACCCCGCGTCGAACCGGTGAACTCCCAAGCCTTGCCGGCCACGAACGACTGCGCGGCACTCAGGCTGTTCTTGAGCTGGGTGATGTCGCTGCTGTAGCTGGTCAGCACACCCTCGGCATTGCTGACGCGGTTGGTCAGCAGATTGACCGCCGACGCGTCGGCTTTGGTCGCGGCCAGCGCATTGGCGGCGGCGGCAGCGGCGGCGGCATCGGTGGCCACCTTGTCGCTCACCGCCACCCAGGTGCTGCCGTTCCAGCGCTTCGGCGTGTTGGCATTGCCCGTGGTGTCGATCCACAAGTTTTGCGTCAGGCGCTTGTCAGCGGCCGGCGCCGTAGCGCCATAGATCACTTCCCCTTTGGCGCCGGCCGCCGTGGCGGCTGCCTGCGCGGCTTGCTGAGCGGCCGTCACATCCTGCTTGGTGGTTGTGAGGCTCGACTGCAGGCCGGTCATGGCCTGCCCCTGCGCACTCACAGCGCCTTCCACATCGGTTACCCGGGTGGTCACGCTCTGAACGGCCTGGGCATCCGCCTTGGTCTGTGCCACAGCCAGGGCATTGGCGGCGGCCGCAGCGGCGTCGGTGGCCACCTTGTCCGTAACCGCCACCCAGGTGTTGCCGTTCCAGCGCTTCGGCGTATTCGCATTGCCGGTGGTGTCGATCCACAGGTTTTGCGCCAAGCGCTTGTCGGCCGCCGGCGCCGTGGCGCCATAGATCACCTCACCCTTGGCGCCGGCTGCCGTGGCGGCCGCCTGCGCGGCCTGCTGGGCGGCCGTTACGTTGCCATTGGTGGTGGTCAAGCCAGACTGCAGGCCCTCAATCTTGGAGGCTTGCGCCGTGCTCGTACCGTTGAGGGTAGAAACGTCCGTTTCGACCTTGCCCACGCGCGTGGCGGTGCCGGCCGCCGTCACGATGGCCTGCCCAACATCGGTCCAGTAGGTCGCGTTCGGCGGCGGGTTGTTCTTCGGTACCGCTTTTAGCGCCTGATACAGCTTGCCATCGGCGCCCAGTACGCCCTGATTGAGCGTATAGGCCTTGTCCTTGTTGTAAGGCAACGAGCCGGCCAACGCGGACACGGTATTGATCTGCTGCTGCAGCTCGGACCGGGCCGCATCGACTTCCTGATCAACTGCCGCAAGCTGCTGTTGCAATTCATCACGAGCCGTCAATACCGACGATTTGACCGTCTCGACCGCGTTATTGACCTCGGAAACCTGCTCACTCAGCTGATTACGCGCCTCGTCCACACGCTCGTTCACCGACCCGGGGCCATTCTTATCGATCAGATCAATACGGCTGAGCAGTTCCTTCCCCAGTTCGCTTTCGGTGATCTGATCCTTGATCTGCTCGAGGATCGCGCCAGCATCTGCGCTGGCCATTCCGGCAACCACTGCCGGGGCTACAGGGAAGAATGGGCCAAGGTTACTGGAACGATCGACCAGGCGAGCCCAGAAGTAGAACTGTTGGCCCGCGCGCAAGCCCTGCATCACGTACTCGTTCTGCGGGTAGGCCAGGTCTGCCAGCTTGGTGGCATTGCCCAAGTCTGTACCTTCGCTGTACCACAACTCGGTACGCTGGGTGTCGCTGGAGCCAGCAGGGAAGCCCCACTTGATGCCGATGCCGAACAGCAGGCTTTCCGTATCCAGGAAGGAAACAGCCGGCGGCAGGCCTTCCTTGCCATTCAGCTGAGTGAGGGTCGAGCTTTTCCAGATCGACGTAATGTCGAAGGAGCTCACAGCGCGTACGCGTGCAAGGTAGGAACCCGCGTAAATGCCGACCACGTCTGCCGATGTTGCGCCGGTGCGCTGCAGGCGAACCCAGTTGCCGTTGTCCTTGCGCCACTCCACGTCATAGGCGACAGCGCCCTCCACCGCCGGCCAGGCGATGGTCATCGTGCTGACCGCGATACCCTGGTCGATCATGTGGGCGGAAGACAAGGTCACGCTCGCGGGGGGCTGCACAGTGGTCACCGGGATAACGCTGATCGGGCGCTCGTCCAACTTGGCGCCGGTGTCGATCGCAGCGAACTTGCTCGGGTTGAACTCGAGCGCGGTGATCTCGTACTCCCCCTCTTGGGTGCGGGTTGTCTTCAGCACCCGGAACAGCTGTACCGCCAGGTCATGGTAATCGATTGCCCACTGCAGTTCCGGCTCGGGCTGCACGCCATACGCGGTCGTTACCGTCACCGCGCGGCCGGCCACCGACTGCACCGTGCGGGCCTGGGCGGTGCCGTTCGGCAGGTTCAAGATCAGCCGGTCGCCAGACTTGATCGGCGTGTCACGGTCCAAGGTCACAATGCGGCCGGCAGCCGCCGAGATCCGGCCGCCGTTTGGACGGCCCGCAACCAGCTCGTCTGCGACGGGAATGACGTAGCCAGGCAGCGGAATGCGCCCTTCCATGCCGGTTTTGAAAGTGACGGTGCGGTCCTGGCTGTTACTCAGCAGCGCCCACTTGCCACGGCGCTGTGCCTCGGATGCACGGGTGCAGCCGATGGCCGAAATCTCCACCGGACGGTCTCGGTACCGGCGCTGGAGAGCGTTGTCGGTGACCGGGATGACATCTGTGTCGTAGTTGTTGGCCGGGTTGTCGTAGCTGACCAGAGCCCGGCTGTAGTGCGTGTTACGCTCGGCACCGCCGTATACGAACTCACCGTCGATGACGTTGGCCCGGGTGAACACGTAGTCGATATCCTGGGCGCGCGGCATGTCTGCCTGCATGAACAGCGATCCATGGGCCCAGTACACCATGCCCCGGTAAATCGCGGAGAGGTCGCGCAGCAAGGTCCAGGCTTCGGCGCGGCCCTGAAGGTTCATGTCGCACAGGAAACGCGCCTCCTGACCGCCCTGCCCATTCGGCACCTGCTGGTCGCAGTACTGGGCGATGCGGTACATCTCCCACTTATCGACCATCCACGACTTGATGCGTTTGCCCAAGCCAAAACGGTCCTCGACGCACAGACCGTAGGTCACAAACGCCGGGTTGTTGGTCCACGCCTGCTTGAAGGTGCCGTCCCATACGCCGGCATAGGTACGCGCAACGGGATCGTAGTTGGTCGGCACCGGCCAGCGCTTGGCCTTGCACTTCACGGTTACCGCAGGGATGTTCTGGAACTGCTGGGCGTCGAACTCGATGTACAGCAGCGCGGTGTTCGGGTAACGCAGCTTCTGGTCGATGATCTCGGTGTAGCCAGCGATGGTCATCGTATCGGCCACGGTTCCGCTGTTGGCGTTCGGAGTGATACGGCGCACGCGCAGCATCCAGCCGGAGGTTGCCTTGGGTAGGTTGACGCGTACCGAGCGCTGGTAGCCGTTGGTGGTCTTGCCGTCCACTGCCCCCAGGTGCGCCTCGACATAGGCGCCACCATCGGTAGCGATATCGATGGCGTATTCAATGCGGTAGCCATTGGTATTGCCACTGCTGTCCTGCTGCGCCAGGCGCGGCCAGACCATTCGCACGCGCACAGCCGAGAGCTGGGTGTTGCTTAGAGCACGGGCAAATGGATTGTCGCTGCGCAGCTCCACATTAACGGTGGTCTCGTTCTCGATCGCAGGGATCCCCTGGATGTAGTCCTGCTCGACCGCGCCCGAGCGCCACTCCCACTGCACCCCAGGGAAATTCACGCTGCCGCTGGCATCCATGATCGGGGTGTTATCAAGGTAGATGTCACGATCCGTCGGCTCACCGTCGAACTCACCCTCCCCCACCGCAATCAGAATCTTGCCGATGTTGGTCGACTGCAGGCTATCGGGCGCCTCTACAGGCGATTTCGGCTTGCTGCTGCCGCCCTTGGCGCCAGTGATATCCACGTGATCTGCTGGGCCCATGCTTTCCTCCGGGCAATAAAAAACCGCCCGGAGGCGGTCTGCTTGCTGAATCGGCCCTAGGCCTTGTCTTGCGCCTCGATCGAGGCAGAGATGATTGCCCCACCCCAGCGGCGTTCGCCGATGCAAATCGGGACGGGGTTACCGCTGGCTGTGGTGTTCTTGGCGCTGCCGAAGGCGTACGACGGCAGGTTTTCAGGGGCGGCGCTCTGGGATAGTCCCTTGGCCTGGGGGCTGAGCATCTGCACAACTCCGCCCAGCGTCATAGAAAGGCCAGCATAAAATGCAGACGGGCCTAGCCATATGGAGGACACCATCAAGGCTATGCCAATGATGGTTTGAAGAATCCCACCGCGTTTGCTGCCATGAACAACCGGCACGATTCGAACTTCCTGTGTGCCTCGAAGGCTCATTTGGTCCGGGCCAATGTTCTTTCGATTACGAAAGATGGCAAAGCGCAATCCCAGCCCATCGAGTCGCCGAATTTCCTCTTCGAAACCTTGCAGGGTGGATTGGAGAGCTTTGAAAGCTTCCCAAGTAGCGCCGCTCTCAAGCTGACGACGATGCGTTCGCCCAAACTTTCGAGCCAAGGATCCCGATAGTTTGATAATAGTCATCGGCTGATAGTAAGCCGCTGTGGCTGCCATGGTTCCTCCAGTCATAAAAAAACCGCACTAAGGCGGTTTGTGATGAGCGATTAAAGACATGACCTAACGGCGCGCTCCACCGCAGAGCGACCAGGCATCGCTGACCAAGGCATGCGCTGCCGAAGGGCTATTGAACTACCGGTCGGTAATCTCGTGATATCAAGCAACTCATCTGCCATGCTGCTATTCGCTACCCAGAGTCGGTAGCCATTTTCGGTCTCCACCATGGAGGACTCAGTTCTGGCAGCCTGCCATTTCGGAAATACGCATAGGGCATATTGCTTTGGGTCTTTGTGCGTCTCAGCGCTAATCGAAGGCTCGTTGCCTTCCAAATCTGCGGTTGTCACGCACCCTGCCAGCAGCGCAAGCGCCACCGTACCGATCAGAATTCGCATGTGATCCCTCCCTGAAAAGCGCTGAATGTATCACTTGGCGTCTCGGTGACGCAGCACAAGGCGAGCCCGGTCTAGCCAAGGGCCGCCGAACACGATGATTTCTGATGGCCGCCCCAGCAGGTGGTGCAGCATGAAAGGCCCATGACCGAAGACCTGGGCATGTTCCTCAGGCAGTTGCGCATGCGCGCCCAGATAAATACCGGCGTGATTGGGATGGGCGGTGCGCCCCACAGCCATGACGACCATGTCGCCTCGCTGCGGCCGGCTCACCTGGTAAAAGCCGGCCGCTCCGTATGCCTGCTCATAGAGGCTCGGGCCGTCCGTCTGTTCCCACCACCCTTCTTCCCGGGCATAGGCTGGGAATTCCAGCCCCCACTCGCGGTTGTACCAGTCCGCGCAGACCTGCCAGCAATCCCAGGCGCCGTGCACGAAAGGACGGCCCAGCAGCGGCGTGTGACCGGTTGGCGTGATAGTGCGCAGATCACCTTCAGGCCACGACAGGATGTGCCAGGGCAAACCGGTGGCCTCACACATGGCCAGATCCCGCGGCGACGGTCTGCTGGTGGCGTCCGGATGTGAGTGCACGATGCCGATCACCTCGCCCTTGTCCTCGGCCGCCGCGAAGTCTTCCGGCGAGATACGGAACTCCTCGGCGGGATCGGTCGCGGTGTTATCGCATGGGATGTAGCGGTGGGAGCGGCCAACGGCGATGATCAGCCCGCAGCACTCGCGTGGGTATTCTGCCGCAGCGTGCGCTTGCACGGCGGCGAGGATGTGTTTGCGCATGATCAACTCCGTGCGATCAAGGATACAGCCGGGAAGCCGCCAAACGGCAGTTGGTTGCCCTGCCCGTGGCGAACGGTGCACCCCGTGTCGAGGCAGCCATTGCACTGGTCCTTGACCGGGTCGTCGGTGGGATTGCCGTCAAGGTCGAAGTAGGGACCGGTGTAGCCGCAGTTCGGGCCACGGTAGCCGGCGGTCATTGCCCAGTGGCACAACTGGGTCATCTGCCGGCCAATCGTTTCCCCACCGACATCGCCAGGACTGGCCAGCTCCCAACCAACAGTGGTGCCGCTCTCCAAAACCTTCTGGTCGATATACCAGACTTCGATGGCTTCCTCGGCCGGGTCCGCAGTCGGGTTGCCGGCCGGGAAATTCGCTGCATCCAAATACTCACCCAAGGTATGGCGAATCGTCAGCTTGAACTCGAGCAGGTCTTCGTATGCGAGACACAGGGCAGTGATCCTGCCGTTGACGTTACCAACAGTCAGCGTGGGCCGAACGGCGGTGCCGTCCGAGTTCGCCTCGATGCCGTCGATCTGCATGGGCCAGGCACCATATTCGTTGCCCTGCCACCAGATCGACTTGGCCGGCAGCTGGTCGGCGTTCGCGCCAGCGGCGGCCAGTTCCTGTGCGCTGTGCGGTATTGCATGCCCATGGAACCGCAACATATCGGCGCCAAAATCCGAGCCATCCAGCTCGAACAGCAGGATCTCAGCGCCCGGTTCAAGCTTCTGCAGCTGTGTGATCAAGCTCATGGGTGATACGCCCTTCCAAAGGTTGCGGTGAGCAGGATCACGGCGCCCGGCTTACGCTGCTGACGGAAGGATTCGCACCGGTACAAACCGAGCACGCCTTCGGGATTGGTCCATAAGAATGACTTGGCACCGCGATGGCGACGGATGAAAGCCAGGATGGGCGCGATCTCGTCAGCCAAGCCGCCGAACGACAGCGACCAGCTATCTGATTCGGCGTTCAGGCCATCGGTGGACACCTGTGCATAGTTGTCGCCAAACTGCGACTTCCGGGTCCGGAGGGTGCTGTCGCCACCGGCCTCATCGTCAGGTGTCCAGGTGAAAGTTTCGATCGCCATCAGTGCCTCCCATTACTGTTTCGATGGCTCAAACCCCCGGCTCGCCAGGAATCGGAAATAGCCCGTTCCGCTACTCCTCTCATTTGCCGTTCCATGTTCTGCTGCAGCGCGGCGCTGTCCAACTCCATGCCATCCCCGCTCCGATCTTCCAAAGTCACGGCAACCGGAATACTGAGTTGAAGCACTGTCGAACCACCGCTGGCGCCGCCGACCATCTGCACACCAAGAGACCCATCGGGACCCCGCGCCAGTGGCATGATTGCCTCGGGCCCATCTTCACCAGCGACGCCAAGTCCACCGTTGCCCATGCCGAACATCGTCGGGGTGTTCAGGACGGAATTGGTAGCGAACCCTGCGCCCTTGGCGAAAAGCTGCACACCGCCAGACCAAGCGCCGCCCAATGCCTGCGGAAAATACGCACTGCCATAGCCAGCTTGTGACGCACCAAGATTCGACGAGACGGCGCCTGCAGACCCGGGAGCCATGCCGTTACCCCCACCACCGCCGAAGTAGCTCCCCACCGCAGATACGCCCAGCCCGACCAACCCACTTAGCAGCGAGCTAGCTGCCTGCTGGCTTGCAATCCTGGCCATGTCAGAGATCACACTTACGGCGAAGCTCTTGAAGTTGGCCTTACCCGTCATGGCGAACTCGGCCACAGCATCGCGAGCCGAGTTGAAGCCGGTGGTAAGCATGTCGTCGGTTGCCCCCGCCACGTTCGCGGCGTCCGACTGGATGTTCGCCCAGGCGCGTTTGGCGCCGTTGCGATAGTCGCGCTGAGCTTCAAGGCGGGCCTCGAAGCCGTCGACCTCCATTTGCAGTTCCCGTGCCTGGTAGTCGGCGAGGTCGGCCAGCCGCTGCTGATAGGCGTCCTGGCTGAGCCGACGCGAGACATCCTCCTGCTGTTCCTCCAACTGGCGGCGTGACTCGGCATACTTTTGCCGGACCGCGTTCAGCCGATCGGCCTCCTCGCGCTGGTCGTCGCCCATGCCGACGCCGGACACGTCTGCGTCGATGGCGTCTTGCCGGGTCTGCAGCACCACTTCCATAGCCTTGCGATAGGCCTCAGCGCTGTTGCGGCGGATCTCTGCAAGCTTCTTCTCCTCCTCGGCACGCTTCTGCAAAACCGGGTCGGCGTAGGCCGTGTTCAGATTCTTGATGCCAAGTTCCATCTCGGCGGCGGTGATCTTGCCCGCGGCTTGCGCCTTGCGCAGCCCCTGCACACCCTCCGCCAGATCCTCCAGCCGCTTTTTCTCCGGCAACGCGCGGTCGATGATCGCGTCGAGGGCCTTGATCTCATCCTTCAGCGCCTTCGTGCGGCCCTTGCTGCCCTCAGTAGCATCCTTGTTGGCCTTCTTCTGCGACTCGATCGCGCTGGCCGCCGAAAGAATCGCCTGGCGATCTGTTTCGGTGAGGTCAGCGTTTTCCGCGATGTAGCGGTTGGCGATTTTCGTCGCATCGCCGTTGTCCTGGAGGCCGGCTAGCTGCTTCTGCAGCGTCTCCAGGTAGGTCTGCCCCGCCGAGCTCATGCCAACCTTCGCGGCGTTGTTCGCCTGGGTGGCCGAAGTGTTTTCTTGGGTGAGGCCGGTGAGCACCCGCAGCGTTTCGGCGATCAGGTTCGAGCGTTGGTCGGCGTCGCTGACCGCACCGGCCTGGGTAATCCACTGCTGCACCGTGCTGGACGGCAGCTGAAGACGGTTGCCGACCTCTTGCAGGATCGGCGAAAGCCCTTGGCCCGCCGTGCGCGCTTCGTTGAGCCGATCAACCAGGCCTTGGTACTCAGCCAACTGCCGGTTGTACTGACCACCGGAGTCACGCGCCGGCGCAGTGACCACGGCAGAGCGGATGGACTGGGCCAGGTCGCCATACGCATCCTTGACCTTGTCCGCCGAGGAGATCTGTTCCTGCTGCCACTTGACCAGCGATGCTTCGCGCTGGTCCTTGTTGAGCTTTGCGAATTCCTCCCGAAGCTGGGCGACCGGCTTGCCCAGATCCTCCAGGCTAACGCCTGCCTGATCGGCGTTGTTGCTCAGTAGCAGGAAGCTGGCAGCCGCCGTGCCGGCCAACAGGGCAAGCCCCATCGGGCCGCCCAGAACGCTGAGCAGGCCTGCACTGACTGTCCGAAGGCCGGCCTGGGCAGTTGCTACCGCGGTGGTAGCAGCTGCTTCGCGCTGCCGCGCCTGCGCCAGTTGGATGGACATTTGGGTCTGTACAGCAGTGCCACGCGCCGCCACTGCTTCGCGAGCTGCCAGGATGGTAGCGGTTTCGGCTTTGCGCTGATCGGCTAAGGCAGCCTGCAACACCGCTTCGGCCTGAGCGATACGCGCGGCGCGGTCGGCCAGCGCCGCTTTTACGGCCAATCCAGACTTAGCGACGTAGTTGGTCAACGCGGCGACGCCAGCTCCCCCCATGGCCACGGCCACCAGGTCGACGTTGTCGGCCAGCGCAATCAGCACATTCGACAGGCCTGCTACGGCGCCGGTCTGCTCTTCCATCCCTCCGAGGAAGGTCTGCACGGCGTTGCCGATGTTCACCAAGGCGTCCTGTACGCTAGTGGACATATCAGCCGCATCCTTACGGTTGGCCTCAACGGTGCGCAGCAGCCCGGTATTGATGTCGTCAAGCGATAGCTTGCCCTGCACCCCCAGCTTGCGGATCTCTTCAGCGCTCTTGCCGGTGGCGTTGGCGATAGCCGTGACGATCGTCGGCATGGCCTCCTGAATGGACACCCAGCCGTCGGCCTCGACTTTGCCGGTTTGCAGCGCTTTCGAGTAAGCATCCAGCGCTGAGCCTGCCTTGTCGGCGGCGGCGGCGTTGGTCACCAGCAGGAAGCTGAAGCTGTCGGTGATGTCGAGCGTCTGCTGGGTGTTGAAGCCCAGGCTGCGCATGACATCGGCAGTGCGAATGTACAGCTCTTGGGCCTCGGCCAGGGGGCGGTAGGTTTCCTGGGCCGTGCGCAGCAGGTGTTCCTGCACCATCTGGTATTCGCCAGCACTGCCGGCGGCAGCCTTCATCCGATCCGACATCTGCCCGTAGGCGTCGACCTGCTTGATGATGCTGCCGATGATGCCAGCACCGGCCACGGCGGCAAAGGCGCCGCGGATGAGCACGCCAGCCTGCTGGGCCGCGCCACCTGCGCTATCAAACGCGGAGTCGACTTGGGCCAGATTGCGGTCGATCGAATCAGTGGTGCGGGCCACCACCTGGTCAGCACTGGCCAGCTCCCGGCGCAGCTGAGCCGTTGTGGCCTCGATCTGGACCAGCATCCCCTGGACTTGTTGGTCGGCCATGCAAATCTCCAAGCACAAAAAAACCGCCCGGAGGCGGCACGCTATCTACTGTTTAGGCCTCCCCCGCAGGAAGTTTTTGAGCTTTTCGGCGACGCTCTCCCGCTTCTGGGGCGCAGCTTGGGCTTTTCCTTGGTCAGCCTGCCCGCGCCCTGTCCAGTCGAGGTGGGCATCGAGCGCAAGCATGATCTGCGGGATGGGGGTCTGCCACGCGGTGTCAGGCGGCCAGCCAAGCCAGCCGGTGGCTACGCCGAATAGGTAATCGACGTAGCTGCCGTTCTTCACTGCGCTGTGCTGGCCGCCTCGTCCTTTCCCCGGGCGGCAACGCTCGGCGGCACAGGGTTGAGTAGGACAGTGATGAACTCGGTCAGCTGACCGGACACTTTGGCTACACCGGAGTGGAATACTTCACCGGCGATGGCCGGGTGCTGATCGGGCTTCAGGTCGGCGCCGGCGATGACGATGTCTGCGCAAGCAGCAATGCTCATCAGGCGCATGGACTCCAGGGCTGCGCGCAACCCGCCAAAGCGGGCCTCAATGCGCAGGGCCGCATCCAACGTAGGCTTGAGGGTGTAACTGCGCGCACCGATCACCAGCGTGACGGTGCCATGCAAGGCTTCGCTCATTGGGGTTCTCGCAACGAAGGAAGGGGCTCAGCCCCTTCGGTCAAGGGACTGCCGGGCCGGCAGGGATTTCAATGATGTCGGTGTTGATCGCGAACGTCATATTGCGACGCACCACGTTATCGGCCGCACCTGGAGCCACGGTGTTGTTCATCACCTTCACCCCGAAGTAGAAGGTGGTGGGCAGGATGACAGGGCTTGCATCTGGGTCACCGTCGTTGAGCGTGACCTTGACGTTGTAGTTGCCCTTGGAGCGGTCCTTGTGCGCCGCCGACACGGCTTTTTGACCAGCATCGCCACTGTCCAGACCCACGGTCATGGTCATGTTCCCCGCGTCGGCGGTGCCCTTGTACTTGCGCACGCGGCCATCGCTCAGGGAAGTGAAGTTTACGGCACTGAAGGTGTCGCCAAATTCGCCCAGGTCTTCGATCTCGCCCACCTGTACGTACGTGTCGGCCTTGTACTTGGTTTCGCTATCGGCACCGGTCTTTCCGCCGATGGCAAGGCGGCAGCCCGCGGCTGTGTTGAGGTTGTCGTCGGCCATGAGGGTTCCTCCAAAGGCACATTGGATAAAAGCCGCGGCGCGGCAGATGGGTAGTTCAGTGGGTAGTGATCACGCGGACGGTGATCGAGCCCTGGTAAGTAATGCCGTCGGCGTCGCGCTGAGCGTCGACCTGCTCGACCCGGATGGATACCGCGCGACCCACCTCCAATGGGAGGCGACGCTCGTCCAAAGCGGCGATGACTTCGCCGTTGATGCGCTTAACCTCGGCCTGACCCACGGCATCGGACCAGACGGACAGGTACAACAGGCGCGTTTCGCGCTTGCGGCCAGCGATTGGGCTGCTGTTGACCGATACCTCCCGGTCGATGGATACGTAGGGCATTTCAGCATTCAAGGGCGCGCCGTCGTATATCGGGCAGCTGACCTCGGCCTGAAGCCTGGCGAAGATGGCCTCCTGCAGTGCCACAGATGGATCAGCCATTGCCTACCCCCTGGCTTGCTTTACGCAGCGTTCGGCGGACTGCTTCCTGCAAATCGGCCATCACAAACTCGCGGTTTACATCCAAAGACGGCCGCAACCATGGGTGCGCCGGCCTCGCTGGTATGTCCGGGTACTTGCCGAAGAAGTGCTGCCCATCGGACTTGTTCTTCGTGTCGCGCTGGCGTATCGAGTTGCGCCGCCCTTTCAGTTGCGACTTGTCGCGGTTGTTGGTGTGCACGCCGCCGATCGCGCTCCGGTCAGCTCGCTGGTACATGCTGCCGGAATAGCCCTTGGTGCCGTACTCAAGGAACCGCAGGTAAAAGAATCGGCGATTGTCTCGCTTGCCCCGTATGCCCACCTGAGCATCCAGCCCGCTGGGGGTGACGTAGACACGCAGGGCGGCTGCAGCAGCGCCGGTATCCTTGGGGATCAGCTGTCGCTGGGTTTCGAGTACCCGCGCGGCTGCTTTGGCCATGGCAGGCTGCAACTCGTTGTCCATCGTCTTGTGGATGTTGCGCAGCGTCCGGCGTAGCCGGATGTCACCGCGAAGGCTCGACCGGCGCGCCATACCCTACTCCTTGGCCGGATCAGCCTTTGCGGGCTTCGCAGCCTTGTCGGTGACCGCTTCGGCGTACCTCCGGGCAATCAGGCCTTCGCCATAGGCCTTGTCGACCTCGAACTCTTCGCCCTTCTCACGCTCACCAGATGCGCCCGTCAGCGGGCCTAGTGCTCGAATTTTCATCATTCACCTCATGGGTTAGGTACCGATGAGCAGAGAAGCCTCATCAAGGAGTTTTCGTTGTCCGGCAAAACGGCCTCAACCTGGTAGGTGATCCCCCGGCGTGTCAGGCGCGATCCTGCGACGATATCTGGGCGCGGCCTGCCGATGATTTCGGCGGTTACAACAGCACTCAGCTTTTCAGCAACCGCAATGACCCGACCGCTTGGGGTACGAATCTCACCCCACATTTCAGGGCGAGCAGCTGGCAGCCACGTCACTGTGGCGCCCCCGGATTTATTCCTCTCCTCGTGTCGATGAGCCACCTGCAGCCGATGACGCAGCGGCCCAGCCCTCATATGCCCCACCCGATACGATGCGGCGTCAGGAGCGCCTTCGAACCTTGCGGCAGTTCGGTGGCGATGGTCCCAATCACAACGTCCTCGCGGTTGGCGTATAGCTGGCCGAGAATCAGCAAGCAGGCAGCCTTGATCTGCTTATTGCAGACCATGGGGGACTCGCCGGCATCGTCGGCAGCGACAGCTTCGTCCAGCGCTTGCTGATCTGCGTAGAAGCGACGGTTCAGATAGTCCATAGCCTGCCCTTCTGCCGCCTCGATCAGGAGCTCCAGGTATTCGTCATCATCGTCGGGATCTCGGAGATGATGCCGGGCAATGGTCAAGCTGATGACCGACATACCCTCACTCCTTCAGCGGTTCGAGCGATGCCAGATTCCGCTGCACCAGTTCATCCGCATGCCGGCGCGGGACCGTATAAGCAGGCCCGCCACGACGACGAAGCTCGCCTTCATCCATGTAAGAGCGCAGCGGATAAATCTGAAGAGTCGCAGGGTTAGGGTTGGCCTGGCCCTCTTGTGCCAACTGATCAGCGCTGGTGCTGCTATCAGCCAAGGTTGAAGCGGCCTGACTGGCGTCTTCGGATAACGCAGCGTCAGTAGCGGCGATGCCGGAGCTAGCACCCTGATCGCCCGTGACGACATCCGAGCCAGTGCCAGCGACTGCTTGTCCTTGTGCCGGCACAACGCCCGAGCCTTCCGCTGGAGCTCGAGCGGTTGCAGGAGCCCCCGAGTCGCCCGAATCGCCCGAATCGCCCGGGTCACCGCTTGCTGGAGGGTGTGCCGTGGCCGGCGAAAGAAGCGAGTCACCTTCAGGCGGGCCATCAGTGGAGTCAACGGTCGAGACCGGATTCTTCGCATCAGCCGTGGAGGCTGGTGTTTCCTGTTTACGTGCCATTGGATTACTCCATTGCGGCGCCATTTCTGGCGCCGATCTGCGGGATGGTTAAGGCGTGACCAACGGGCCAGTAACGAACGCTTCGTCGCGATAGATGGCAAAGGCCAGGCGCTCTTCAGCACGAATCGTTGCCATGTTTTTCTCGAAGTCATCACTGTTCTCGGTCGAGATCAACACTTCGATTTCCATGCGGTCGAAGATCTGAGCGCCGAGCTTGAAGGCACCAACCAGGAAGTCGTTCTGGGTCATGGCCTGGGTGGAAACCACCGGACGATTCCACAGCTTCGCGTTAGTGCCCTCTTGCGGTTGACCGATGATGTAGCGGCCTTCCCCGTCCTTGGTCAGCTCAATGGCCGTCCAGTCGATCGGGTTGAGCACGATGCCGTCCGATGGAAACTCGGCCAGTTCGGCCTGCAGCAGAGCCAGGCGCAGGCGGTCAATGCGCTGCTCGCCCACTACTGCAACGCCAGCCGGGGCGGCGTACAGTTGAGCAACGGTCATGAGGCCCTGCAGGTTCACACCGGTACCGTTGCCGTAAAGCAGCTGAGCCTCTTCAGCCATATTCAGGCCGTAGCGTGCACGACCGTCGATGTAGCTCTGCAGGGCCTTGGCATCGTCCAGCATCTGGCGGCTGGCTTTGAACAAATGGGCGATGGTTCGCACATTCGCAGTGGTCAGGCCGAAAGTGAGATCGGAGTATGGCTTGGCAGTGGTCTCCGCCACGGTGCGGGCGTTGTTGGTGAAGCCTGTCTCACGGACGTACTCGATCGAGTTCGATTCGGTGGTACCCGGCGCGACCAGGTCGCGAACGGTCAGTCGGCGTTGAGCTGGGGCAATAATCCCCGGCAGGCGCTGAGTCTGCACCAGGTCACCGCCGGTTGCGGTGGTGATGGCTGCACGCGGCACGGAGACACGACGAGAGCCGCGGAAGGATGAGTTCATGTCCTTCATTTCTTCGCTTTCGATCACGAGGGCGCCTACAGATTTCTGCGGCTCCTCCTGATGGTTGCGATCCCGGCTTGCGTTCACGAGCTTTTGCTCGGCCTCGCCCAATCGCGCCTGAAGCTCGCCCTGCTTGGTCAGCAGTTCATCAACCTTGGCGCGGGTTTCGGTATTCATTTCGCCGGAGGCCTTGATCTGCTTCTCGGTCGCCTCGGCCTGGCTTTTGATCTGATCGCCAATGCCCTTGAGGCTGGCGTTGAGTTCCTTGACTTGGGCTTCAAAGTCCATGGTCACTTTCCTTTCAGAGAATTGAGGAGGTTGGTTGCCGCGCTCAGAGAGGCGGAGAGGTCTGGCGCGACAGCGCGAGGCTTATCGGGCAGGGCAGCGTTATGCGTACCCCCGCCGGCAGCGCGAGGCATGCCGGACTTGAAACTGGCGAATAGTTCACGGCGCTCGGAACGAGGCATGCCGCCCTTGGCCAAGGCTACATCCATGGCCTTGAGTGCATTGGCCTGGGCGGCGTCTTCGGTTTCGCGCTCGGTGACCTCTGTCGACGACAACAGCCCGGTGGCCAGGCCCAGCTCCACGGCGCGCTTGCCACGGATGTAGGTCTCGTCGTCCATCAGCTCAGCCATGTCCTCTGCCGACTGCCCACTGGTCTCGGCATAGAGGTCGGCCATCGCGGCGTCGAACTCCTGCATGTCGTCGGCGATATCACGCAGGTAATTGCGATTGCCAGCGAGCCAGGTCCAGCAGTTGTGGATCATGAGGAAGGCGCTGCTGGCCACCTCACGCTTCTTGCCAGCCAGAAAGACAATCGAAGCAGCGCTGGCGGCCATGCCGAGCACCTTGGTGGTGACCTCATGGCTGTGCTCTTGCAGACGGTTGTAAATGGCGATGCCTTCGAACATGTCGCCGCCTGGCGAGTTGATGTAGACGGTGACATCTCGCTCGCCGATGGCCCGCAGAGCGGCATCGATTCGCTTCAGTGTGACGCCTTCGCCATACCAGTCTTCGCCGATCACTCCGTAAACAGTGATGGTGTCCGAGGTGTTCTCGACGGCCGCCTGGATCGCGGGATTCCATTTTTCGAGCGCGCGCGGGCTCATCTCGCTGCGCAGGCCGCGAGACTGGATCTTGTGCTTCATGGATTGCTCCCGTGATTTACTTTTCCGGCTGTTGGAGCCAGTTCATCAATGCGGCCCTTGCGGCCTGGCTATCGTTTTGCTTGCCCAGCTGGTCAAGTGGCACCAGGTTGGATTGCACGGTCAGTAGATCGCCACCCGGCATGCTCGGAAGGTTTTCTTTCCGCCGGCCCTCGTTTCGGGTCATGTAGCCGTTCTGCCCCATCGTGCTGAGATAGGCCGCGCGACCAGCGCTGTCCGCACGCAGGAACGCTTCAAGTGAGTACTCTGCGTAGAACTTGATCCGGTCAACAGCCGTCATGCACCACTTGTTTACGCACTGCTCGATAGGCGCCGTGAAGGACATGATGCAGTAGGTGAGAAACGCGATCTGCTGCTGTTCCAGGCCCGTGCCCCAGTTGCTGCCCTTGTCGGTCTTCATCACCATCCAGGGTGGGACGCCGAACCAGCGGCAGATTTCCTCGATGCTGTGTCCTCTCGACTCCAGCAACTGCGCATCAGCAGGGTTGATGCCGATCATTTCCGGCTTCACACCTTGCTCGAGCACGGGACTCTTGCCAGCATTCAACGCCCCGGAGATCGTCTTCACGTACTCACGAAACTCGACGCGCTGGGCTGGATTCAGCGTCTTGTCTACCGAAAATGCGACCGTCGGCATCATGCCGTTCCGGAAGGTGCTGTTGGCGGCGTCGTCAGCAGACATCGCAGAACCGAAAACATCTGCACCGTACCGAATAGCAGAAAGGCCGACTCGGCCGTCCAGGGTGAAGGCTGGGATGTGCAGCATGTCCTGCCGCTGGATCTCTCGACGGGCTCCCTTTCGGGGCCTGAAGAAATACCTGAGCCGTCCATCGTCATCGAACTCAAGGTCGACTCTCGACGGCATCAGGAAGTCCAAGGCGATGACGCGCCCAGCAGAGCGATGGATCTCGCAGTAGGCGTTGCCCCACAACAGCATCGAGGCGACGACTGCCTGCCAGAAATGGAAGGCAGCCATGTCTTCGTTGGGGCTGTTGTGCACAACGTCGTACAGCGGGAAATCGCGGGCGCTCTCTCGACTACCATCGGGCATCCGCCGGTAGATGCTCAACGGCAAGCCAGCTACCGAAGTCGAGATAATCCGAACGCATGCCCACACGGTGGACAATCGCATGGCCTTATCGACGCTGACTGACTTACCACTACTGGACTGGGATCCGTTGAAAGCACTCCAGAAACCTCCATCCGACAGCTTGATGGTCTTGCCCAGCCATTCACTCATACTGGCTGAAGGCTTGGTGGCAGCAGCCCCCAATGCCTGGGATAGGGTTTTAATCACTGACAAGCCCTCTGCGGATGAAGCCGGCGATGCAGAAGAAGCTCAGCGATCCAGCCAGCAAGGCCCAGCCGGTACCAGCCAGCATCCAGACCCCGCCGCATGCCAAGCAAAAAGCGACTACTGCGCAGGCGATGAAAATATGAAATGCGTTCATGCGATCAGTGGATCCCGAATGCCTGCCATGAAATTGTCCATCCCGCCCCTGCCCTCTGGATTAAGGCTCAGCAGCGAAACGGCGTTGAATGTAGCCATCAGCGGGTCAATCTTTGCGGTGCCCGATGCTTGCTTGGTTATCAAGAAGGCGTTAGCCGAAGGCACTCCCTTGGCATTTCCGCAGGACCAGGCCATGAGCGGCTGACCACAATGGAGCAGCGAACCCTCGGCAAGCTTGCGTTCCGTCGTTTTGATTGCGCCGGTGAGTTTCCAGCCTTGAGAGATGCCCACGATCTTGTCTTCCTCGACGCCGGCATCCGCAAGCGCGTCGAGCACTGCGCCGATGCCGGCCGGGTCGAGGCCAACTTTGTCGAGTAGTCCGGTGCCATTGACGCGAGCTACGATGGCCGCAAATTGCTCAACGTCATCACCGATGCGTTCCACAATGGTGATGTCGCCAGCCTTTTCTAGGTCCCTCAAGCGTGGTGCTTCTGACTTGCGGCGCTCCAGAACCGAAGGGTGGGCCCAGGCGTGAGCCCAGTGGAACCACCTGCGAGTTCCCGCCTCCCGGCCCATCACGGCAAGACCGAGCAAGTCATCAAGCCCGCCGCCGTCACCGCCAACATCAATGACCTCGCATCGCGTGAGGATTTCTTCGAGGCTGAGCCACGCTGCAGCCTGCGCCTCCCAAAATTCCGCCCCGACCCACGCGTCGGACATCAGCGCCAGGCCGATCTCGATGTTGAGGTGCTTGGCCAGGAACCCACGTAATTCAGCCTCACCGTCCAGCTCAGCCTGCATAAACAGCCGCTCAAGCGTAGGCCGGTCAACGGAGTAGTCGATGTTCGGATTGACCAGGTGGAAGTTCTCAGGCTTCCGCGCCTCGCCGCTCTTGATCATCTCTTGAGAGAACTCATAGATGATCGGCAGGAAGCGGTTGTCGTCGATCCGGCCATCACGCACGCCGCGTGCATAGTTGAGCTTGGAGCGGAACACACCCGCCGGCGGCTCATTCGACTGGGTCGTCAGCCAGATGATGAAGCCTTCGGGTCGCGACAGCAGACCGCCAGTGGCCTCGCGGATCATGTCAGCGGCTTTCGGGTTTTTGCCGAATAGCCAAGCTTCGTCGATGAGGACACCGACGGCTTTCTTGCCGCCCACCACATCGCTATCCGCAGCCACCACCTTCAAGGTGGCACCGGTCTCGCGATGGGTGATCAACCGCAGGTGCGGCTGAACATGCAGCAACGCTTTCAGCTCGTCGTCATTGTTGACCATGTCTTTGGCCGGGATGAACGAGTTGTCGGCAATCTCCTTGGTCGGCGCCAGGATGATGAACTCAGCCGAAAGACGCCAGTTGCGGATCAGTGCGGTCAGCATGATCCCTGCAGCGATCGTAGATTTACTGTTTTTCTTCGGGATGCAGAGCATCACTTCGCGGATCAGACGCTCGCCAGTCTCGCTGTTGTAGCTGCCGAAGATGGCCCCGGCGAACGCCAAGACCCAGGGTGCGCAGGCAGCCTCAATGGTGGGGCTGCCCGGGGCATCGACGATCTTCAGCCCCTTGAACACATCAAGGCCGGCTTCAGCCTCGTCTGGAAACAGCGGCTCGGGGATGATTGATTCGCCCGCAGCAAGGCACCTCCACCAATCCGGGCAGGCTGTTGTCCATTGCATAGGTCAGTTCTTCACTACGGAGAGAGGCGGCTTGCCCTGGGAGTACTTGCCTTTACCGACCTGCTTGGCGGCCTCGGCCTTCTGCTCTTTCTTGCCCTGGTCGGCGACCTTGCCGTGCACATAAGGCATTAACGTCTTGGCCGCTTCCAGCCGCATGCGCATGTCGGCGCCTTCTGCGTTCATCAGCTCAGTGAGAAAGGCTCGCGGGTCGTCGGTCTCGGTTAACGACAGCTCATCGGCGTGCTGCTCCTGAGGTTGTTCGGCTTTAACTTTTCGAGAGGGTTTAACCTCAGAACTGGAGGCCTGCTTTTGCTTCAAGCGGCGCCCGACTTCGGCAAGGACATCGGGGTCCTTCGCAAGCTTGGAGCCCGCTTGCGACGCGGTCTTCTCCGAATATCCTGCGGCGATCGCCGCCTCGCGATTTGTGGCACCCGACAGCAAAGCGTCAACAAACCGCCGCTTCTTGTCGGTTAAAGCCATAGTTAACTTTTCCTGAAACGGGAAAAAATGTGTACGTGGGGTCGGAGGCGGTCTAGCTAGATGAGAATCCCTAGCTTTTGCCCCCCCTACCCCTTTTTGATGAGAATTCGTCTCATCACCACCGATTCGGACGCCTCAGCGGCCCTTTCGCGGCCAGTCGCACCAATCCGGGGCGAAATGCGGATTTCTACAGCCCTCTTCATCCAATTTTTCTTAGAAAAATAAGATTTTTATAGCGCTATAAGATTCCGGCCGCTTCCTCAGCCTGCTTGACAGAGTCGTGGCAGAGCTTGCAGAGGCTCTGCCAGTTGGTCTGATCCCAGAAGAGAGTCATGTCGCCGCGGTGCGCCACGATGTGGTCAACTACCTTTGCGGCAGAAGTTCGGCCGTTCCGCTCGCAGAATACGCAGAGCGGGTGCTCATTGAGGTGCTGCTCTCGCGCTTTCTGCCATCGGTAGTCGTACCCGCGCTGGGAGCTGGTCATGCCGCTTCGCCAGCTGCCAGGGCTCATCACTTTGACCCGAGAGCCTGCGCTCTCCTTGAGGCGAGAGCCGAGCGTCTTGAGCCTGGCCATCACTCGCCCAGTAGGCGAACGTGCTCGCCGTCGCAGTGGAACTCAACAATCAGCCGGGTCATCTCGCCGGCCTCCTGAATGAGCTGGACCTTAGTCTGTCCGGCGAGAACCTCACCGCTGAATGCATCATGAAGACACACGTGCATACCGTCACGCTTCACGATCAGGGGCCGGGAAGACAACAGGTACTTGAGCTTCGACTGAGCTGAGCTCTTCATTGGACCTCCTTGATCTGCCGCACGATGTCATCAGCGCGCTGACGAACCTCTAGCACCTGGCCGTCAAACGTACGGACAATTGCGCAGATGCCATGCCACTGGCTGCTGGCACCGGCCTCGGTAACCGAAGCAATGGCGGCCGGGGCCAGGTGAATGGCGTTGCGGTTGATACCGGTCAACTGGATCATGGCCAAGCCTCCGATTGGGTGCGGCTCAGAGCCTCGTCAGCCTTGTCTACCGCCTGGGTTGCAGTGGTTGCCGCCCTGGATGCCTTGGTTGCGGCGCTCTCGGCCTTGATTGTCAGTTCGGCCAAGCGCTTGTCGCGCTCAGCCATCGCTGCGTCATAGGCATCCCGGATCTGCTTCACCTGATTGGCCTGGGCGGTGGTCATAGCCCAGTAGGCTGACTGCCAACCCAGTGCCGCTCCCCCAGCAATCAGAAGCACAGCGATGAACCAGACCTCAGCCCTATGCCACCAGCGCCGGGCAATGAATTGCAGCGCGCATGTGTCCATCACGATTTACCTCCGGGCTTCCCGCAAGCGAGCGATCTCTTCGCTTTGCGCGGTGACTTGCTTAGTGAGTTGGCCGACTTGTCCGGTCAGAGCTTCGATCTTCCCCTCCAGCCGGCCAACGGTCGCAGCTAGGTCATTGCGCTCTTTGGCGAACTGGTCTGCGCGTGCCTCAGCAAGCTTGCGGGCCTCGCGTTCAGAGTCGAGCAATTCGTTGAGCCGGCGAACCGTGCCTATGTCAGCCGTATCCATTGCGCGATCAGCAGCGTCTTTAGACAGGAAGCGGCGCACCCAAAGCAGCGCGCCGGTTACAACAATGCCACTACCGCCCAGCCAGGTGGCTGTGCCTGGGCCGAGGTCGGTCGGGTCCATCCAGAATCTCCAGAGACAAAAAAGCCCGCACTGGGCGGGCAAGGGAGCTACGCAGAACGAGTTAAATCTGGTGGCTATAGAAGAGCGAGTAAGATTCGATGCCGTCGTTCGGCTGCTTGATGCCGGCGTTGGAGTAATGAAGGGCTCGAATACCAACACCGATGCGATCCTCGAAGTTGAAGGAGGAGCCAAAGTCCTGATCACCAGCAGAGGTGCCGGAGAACACTGCAACGCCAATACCTGCTTCAACAAATGGCTTCACATTGCCGCTACCGAATTCATATACAAACACCGGAGCGAACGAGAGCGAGTGAGCGCCACCGGAAGCATCTCCTGCCTCCCAATAGGTATACCCGGCATCCCAGTAACCGGTAAGACGGCCCGCGCTGCTCTCAAACCAGCTTTTGTCCCAGTTGAAGCCCACGCCTACGCGCGCTGTGAGGCCGCCTTGGCTTGTCGCACCGAGCGCCCCTGAAAGCTCAGCTGCTCCGGCGGACGCAGCGAAAAGGGAAAGCGCTGCAGCAGCTAGAACGGTTTTCATAATCACGGTCTTCCATATTTGTTTAGTTAGCAACCTATCTGAATCATAGTGCTATCAAAACGTTCCGCGTTCCAGAAAATAATTCTGCTCGCTCTCGCCAGGGTTGTCGCCGGGACTCATGAAGGCCTCAATGGGCCAATAAAAAACCCGGCTTTTTGGGCCGGGTTTTGAATGTTTTCGCCAAAGGCGAAATTGTGACGATGACGAAATAGTGCCAGAACGCTCCTCAAACCGTCAAGCGGCTAATTCATCATCCTCATCCCAGCCTCTAATCCTATCGATTGCAGCTGAAACGGGCTTGAGTGCCTGCCGGTCCAGCTTATCGATTTGCACGCCCAGTCGATCCCAGATTTCCTGCCAATCACGCGCCCAATTCTGGGGGTTCATCTTCTCCCCTGTCCGCTCTTCAACGAAGAGGCTGACCGCTCCAGGACCCATTCCCTCGCGGCCTGCCACCAGCAGTTTGTGTGACTGGAGCGCGGCCATTGCCATCCAGTAAGCCCGCTGCTTCTTGCGGTCGGTCAGAGAGTCCAGTCCACTCCCAAGCCAGACCAGGCCATGCGCAATGCTCAGGTCGTTCCCATTTGCGATTGGCGAATAGAGGAAGTTACCGAAGTGCCGGAGGCTTTTCGGCAGTGAGTCAACGGCGAGAAGGATCAGCCCTGCGGTGAGCATGTGGATGCATTTGGTTTCAGTCAGACGACGCCCTGATCGGGTTTCCTGAACATCCTCGGTGCGGACCTTGTAGACCTTTGCCACCTCTTTGCCGTCATGGTTTTCAAGCATGACCATGATCTTGTTTTCTCCTGATCCGAACTTACGGCCAATCACAGCCGCTTCTGCGGCGACCGCGAGCGCCGAAGGCCGGTCTTCGTGGAGTGCATCGTGCCAAGCCTGGCGTGCGCAAATTATCTTCATGTCCTTCCCCCTCAATCGCCGGTGTAGTTGGTGCCGCCGGCGCCGCGCCGGTTGCTTCCCTGATATGTCGCCTCAGGCCCGGATGCCTGAGGGTTCTTCAATTGCTCGATCTGCCGGTGCGCGGCCTGCAGCTTCAGGCTGAGCTGGGTCACCAGTTCATCCAGGGCCAAGGCCTCGCCAGTTGCAGCCTCTACCCAGCCGGAGCCGTTGCAGTGACCGCAGGGCATCTCGTAGAACATGCTCTTTGTGACCGCTCTCTCACGGCACAAAGGGCACTTACCCAACTCGATCACGGCCTTCTTGAAGGCTGGGCCGTGCTTCTTCATCAACCAACCACCTTCAGCCCTTGGGCCTTAAGCGACTTCTCAGCAACCTCACGAGCCCACGCTGAATCCGGGCAGCCCATCAAGACTGGAAACGGATTGGTGACGCGCAAGGCCTGGCGACTGGCCTGCCACGCCCAGCGGGCTGCCTGCACGTTGACCGTGTCCTGATAAATCATGTGAACCGCTGACCCACGGAACCCTTCGCCGTGCAAGCGAACCTGCTCCTCGACGAATGCGGCTTCGAACTCGGCGCGGCTTTTGTCGGTATTCGTCATTTCGAATCCTCGCTAATTACAAATGCGGTAAGGTCGTTCGACGCCACGGCTGCTGTGGCCTCTGGCGAATTCTGCGAAATTTCAAATAAGGCCTTGTTAAGGCCGTGAATGGCTGCAAAGCCGATCCGATCAAGCCAGGCGTGCCACTTCTCCAGCGCGGCGCGACGCTGCTGCATGGCCTGGGTGTGGATGTAGGTACTGGCGATCTTCCCCAACTTGTGGTTCAGCAGCATCTCGCCGATGTGGCCGTCGATACCGAGGTCGGTCCAGGTGCTGCGGGATACCTTGCGCAGGTCGTGGCTGGTCCACTCGCCCTGCCCCAGGCGCTTGAACACGTTGCTGGCCTGCGTCTCGCTCAGGCACAGGCCCCGGCGATTCGGGAACAGGTAGACACCCTCATAGCCGTCGGCCTGCTGGATGGCCCGGTACTGGGCGAGCAGCGCTTGCACTTGGGCGGTCAGCGGCAAGCGGTGCTCGGTGCGAGTCTTCGCGTTGGCGGCGGGGATGAACCACTCGGCCGCCGCCAGGGAGATCTCGTTCCAGCGGGCCATCCGGGTCTCACCGATCCGGGTGCCGTGGGCCAGCATCATCAGGGCCAACATGGCATCACCCGGACCCTGCTGGAATGCCTGGGCCAGCTGCTGCATCAGCTCCGGCAACTGCACGTCACGCAGGCGGGCTGCCTTGGGCAGGATCTTGGCTTTGGTGAAGTCGTTGAAGCGCATCCCCGCCATCGGGTTGCGGTCGATCAGGCCTAGTTGCAGTGCCTGGCGGAAAGCCGTCAGCAACAGCGCGAACATCTGCCGCAGGTAGGACAGCGACACCTCGGCCTGACACGGCCACATCAGGTGCTTGTCCAGCGCGTCGGCATTCACGGCGGCCACGGCCAGGTCATCCAGGCGCGGCTTGAGGTGCTGGGCAATGGCGGACTTGGCGCCGGCCCTACGCTTCGCCGACAGCGAGCGATCACGGGCCATGCGGTCACCATACCAGTCCAGCAACTGGCCCACGGTGGCCATGCCCGACACCACCGGCGCGGTGGCTGGATCGCGCAGCAGGCGTTGGCGCAGCGCCGGCAGCTCGGCAATCACCGCCGCCACGCTCAGGTCAGGCCAGCGGGCGACCGGCACCCACTTCTTGCCGCGCACCAGGTGCCAAGTGCCGCGCTCGCGGTTGCTCCAAAAGCGCAGGTACAGGCCGGGGTGGCGAGGGTCGCGGATATCGCGTACTGACTTGTCGGCAGCCTGACGGCGCACTTCGGCCTCGCTCAGCTTCACCTCTCGGGTTGCAGTCATGCGGCCACCGTTGCTGGCAGCATCAAGTAGGCGCGCAGGCATTCCATTGCGTCAAATTGACCCCGACACACCACGGCCAAGTAGCCCTGGGCGTTTAGGCGACCGATACATGCCTGCTGACTAAGCGAGACAGCCGCAGGATCGATAGTTGCCTTGAACTCAATGAACAACCCGAAGTATCCGCCCCTTGCCATGGTCAGCTGCAGATCAGGGATACCGGCCTTCACGCCCTGCGCCTTGAGCCTCTTAGCTTCAGCCATACCTCGGAAGCCGCCGTTTGGAGTGTGATGCAGGTGCACAAACACTTCGGGATATCGAAGCTCGATCTCTTTCATCAGGGCAGCCTGTTCAAGCCCCTCGCGTTCGACACGCGGCTTCGTCGGTTTCCTAGGCTTGTGCGAACCAGGAAGAGTAGAAATCATGCGACGAGAACTCCCTCGCTGATCAGCTGCGCCTGGGTGCGCATGACGCCTTCGGCGTGGTACTGGCGGGCAACGTCACGATCTACAACCCGGCTTCGGCCGTCACAGGCGTCATGGCAGGCACTGCACGCCCAGGCGCCCTGCAGGTCGTTCGGTTTGCAACCCATGCCGCAGGTGCCAGCCATGCGGTAGTGCGCCAGGACGGTGGTTTCGGAGTTGCCGTTGCACACGTCGGGAATGCGCACCTGACACTCACGGCCGCGCGCGGCCTTGGTCAACTTGGTTTGCCGCATGGTCAGGACTCCTTGCCGCGGTGAGAATCCCACTCGAAGGGCACCACCACCCCGCCGCCCTCGCGCAGGCGGTCATAGCACCGCTCGCCCATGGCGTGGCGCAGTTGGCCGGCCTCCAGGTTGGAGATCACCACCGTGGGGCGCATCTGCTCGTAGCGCCCGTTGATGATCGAAAAAAGGGTGGTCAGCTCGAACTCGCTCGGCTGCTCCTTACTGACCCCGACCTCATCCAGCACCAGCAATGACGGCTCGATCAGGCTGGCTAGGATGTCGGCCTCGGACTGCTCGCTGTGGCGGTCGTAGGTGGCGCGGATGGCTTGCAGGATCGCGCCGACGGTCCGGTAGACGGCGGTGGCCGAGGTGTTACTCATCAGCTCGTTGGCCATGCCGGCACCCAGATGGGTCTTGCCGGTGCCGACCTTGCCCAGCAGCATCAGGCAACGCCCGGTGCGCTCGATCTCCTCGAACGCCGTCACGTAGCGCGTGCAGTAGGCCAGGGCCTTGCGCTGGCCTTCGTGCTCGACGCGATAGTTAGCCAGAGTCCGGTCCGCGAAGCGCTTCGGAATTAGCGCAGAACCCAGCTTGCGGGTCATGGCCTCGCGCTTCAGGCGGGTTTCCTCGGCATGTTGCTTGGCCTGGCGCTCGGCAATAGCGGCCTTCTCGCACTCAGGGCAGCGGCCGACGATTTCGCGGCCCATCAGCATGGTCACGCGCTGTTCGAAGTCGCCGTGATGCTCACAGTGCGCTGGCTGGACGCGGAAGCCGGCGGCGTTTCGCACGTCGGACATGGTGATCACCGATTCAGATCGCATAGGTACCGTCCTCGCGCTCGGTCAGGCCGCCGGTGTAGTCGCGGTCACTGAAACCGTGGTGGCGGCTGAAACCGTGGTGGCGGTTGTTGGGGTTGGCTTTGGCTGCCAGCTGGGCGGCGACGCGCTTGGTAATCCACTCAACCTCGAAGCTCCGCCACCCGCTCTCGACCACGACCTCCATGGCCTTGGCGGGTTGGATGCCGAAGGCGATGCACTGATCCAGCTTGGCGTTCAGGCCATCCCAGACACGCTCGGTCATGGGCGCCTTTTTTGCCTTGCGGACGACCAGGTAATCAGCAAGCAGCGACTCGTCCAGGTTGTGACGGTTGTCGGCTAACATGGCGGTCAAGCCGAAGGCGGCTTTGCGCTCAGCCCTCGCCGGAGTCGGCTCAGATTCCTTGGGGGGGGATGTAATATCTTCCGTAGGAAGATTTACATAGGGGGTTTCTTTCTTAGAATAAAGAAGGGACTCAGCGGTTTTGGTCTGTTTCGACTCTTCGCCGATTCGGACCACTTGAGCCGAGTCGGCTGTTTTGGTCTGTTTCGGATCAGTGACGTAGACCCAGTCTTTCGGGTCATTGACGCCGATATCACCCCGGGCACCACCCTCCCGGAACAGGACTCGCCGACGCAACAGGGTTGAGACCGCCTTGGACACGGTGTCAGGGTGAGCGTGTATGGCTTTCGCGATGTCGGTAGCCGGGATACGCTGGGCGCCCGCACCGAAGTTGATTGTGGCCTTGGCCACGTACAGCACAATCTTCATCTCCCGAGCAGGGAGATCGATAGCCAGCAGGCCATCCATGAGCTGGTTGTCCATCCGGGTGAACCCCCTGGACTTGTCAAGTTGGACGATGTTTGTCATGCTTAAACCCGTTATGAAGCTGTAGAGAAAGCCGCCCTGCCAGGCGGTTTTTTTTCGTCTGCGATTCAGCTACTGGATGGATTCGCAGGTGTTTCGGTCATCTACTGGCTAAAAGCCTTCGGATGCACAATGCTCATCACGAAGCGCACTTATCCTCTGCCGGGTAGAGGTCAGGTCTCAGCTGATGGCGGGTAACCTGACCCCCTACTGCCTTCTCGAGGGGGATCACCAGATCTGCCGGCACCTTCTTGTTCCGGTGCACGCACTGCCAAATACGTGGTTGGCTGGTGTTACATCTTCGGGCGAGCTCTGCCTGGCCTCCGGCCAAGCGCACGACCTCGTCAATGGGTCTTTCTGTGTTCGGCATGTCTGCGTGCCTCAATGGATCGTGCACTCGATGATAACTCAAGTTATAGATAAGGCAAACACATGTTATTTGATGACTAATAACGTGTGTTTTACCCTTGCAGGCATGAACAAACCTTCCGAAATGCTCAAAGACCGAATCCTTGAACGTCGCACGGCGTTGGGCCTGAGCCAGGCCCAGCTGGCGGAGAAAGCCGGGGTTAGCCAGGTCACGATCCAGCACCTTGAAAGTGGTCGAAACTCGACTTCTAAGAAGCTGCTTGAAATAGCGAGAGCTCTTGGCGTGACTGCCGAATGGCTGGCATCCGGACAAGGCTCGCAGCGAGAGCCGAGCAATGTGAGGGCGCTGGGAGAGCAGCCCGAGTCATTCAAGTATCCGGTGATCAGCTGGGTAGCTGCTGGGGCTTGGGCGGAGGCGGTCGAACCATTCCCTCCTGGATTTTCTGACCGCTACGAAATGTCTGATTACAACTCCAAAGGGGCAGCATTTTGGCTTGAGGTCAAAGGCGATTCGATGACTTCACCAGTGGGTACAAGCATCCCTGAGGGCATGCTCATCTTGGTCGACACCGAGGCTGAAGCGATCCCTGGAAAGCTTGTCGTTGCAAAGTTGGCCGACAGCAATGAAGCGACGTTCAAAAAGCTGGTGGAGGACGGAGGGCGACGGTTCTTAAAACCACTCAATCCGGCCTACCCTATGGAGATGTGCATGGAGGGCTGCAGAATCGTAGGGGTCGTGGTACGCGCTACCATCAAGCTCTAACGGTATACCTGTCCTGCCCCCAATGGCCCGGCGAATTGCTGGGCTTTTTTTTGGCCGGTCGAACGCAAGCTAAAAAAAATTAGCTATAAGCTATTGAAATTCCTTAAGCAAAGAGCAACTGTATATGCATACAGTAAAAGGAGTTTCACGCCATGCCTCAGCCTGCCTTCTCACAATCCCCTGCGCGGTCCTACGAGCGGCTCGGTTACCGTATCCAGCAAGCAATCTCGTCACCACATGTGCAGAAAAAGCAGTTTGTCGAGGTCAAGCCGAGCGCAGATGAATCCGCTACCGACTGGAAGCGATTGATCGCCGACCTGGAGGAGACTTCCGGCATCACGATCGACACCTTGGAGTCAGGCGTGATCAGGATCGGATGGCGAGGTTTTACAGAATCATGAACAAGCGCCCGCTTAACGCGGGCTTTTTTTTGGCCTGATTTATAACTTGAGTTATTGACATGGCGAAAGCCTAGGTTATTATTCAATCCATAACACAGGTTATAGGCAGCCACGGCAGCCACCGCTCTTTACACAACCAGACGTGACCACCTCGACGCACCCAGGCCATCACCTGGGTCGGGACAAGCTAAGTCGTCGACCATGCAGCCTCTGGATAGCTGCCGGACTCCCACATGGAGGACGCCAGACCATGCGAGCCACCTGATGCGTAGCCAGTAGCTGCAGCAGGCAGAGGTGGGGAAACCCGGCGACGAGCATGGCGAGGATCAAAAATTATAGGAGCAACCTGCCAATGAAGCATTAAGCCCAGCCGACAAATCGGGTCGGCAATCCGCGCATCCGTGCCCTACTCAGCCGGCCAACGGGCTGCACTCAAGCGCGGAGCAACCTGATCCCCAACGACCATCGCCGTAATCAGATTGAAGGCGATGCGAGAGAAGCCCAAGGCCAACACATTGAGCGCAGAGCTGCCATCTGAGGCGGTGACGCCAGACGATTCCCCGGTGCGCCTCAGGTGGGGCGCATCAGGGGGAATCCACTGTAGCAATCCAAGAGTCCCAAAAAAAATGAATCCGACAGTTGCCTTGTCGGTCAGGAATTATGAACGCAGTAAATCTGACGAGGTAACAGCAATGACTATCCAGGCAGAGACACTCGCTCAACTTGCCGAAGCCCTTCAGGATCGCGGCATGACCCTTGTAACAGACGTTGTATTCACCAGAGCTCCATATAGACACAACCATCGCTGGGTTTGCATCGTCGAGTAAAAGCCCTCATTGCCGGCGGATCGGAGTAAGCCTCTGCCGCCGGCCCCTTATCTCTACGTCTTCTTCTCCTCCCTTCACGCCCCGATGCGGGCCTTAAGGCGCACTGCTGTGGACATTACGGCGCGTAGCGCTCACCACCATGCACGTTAAGTCGGCTGAATTGGTCGTGACGTTCGCCCTCCCCTGGTCCGGGAGGTAGGCGGCAGCGAGCGCCACGACCAATGCAGCCCACTGGAAGTGAACTCAAATGGCGAAGTCGTTCAAGCAAATGATTAAGGATGGCGAGGTGCGCCGCGCCGACGCCATGAAGGTTCAACTCGAGGACCTGCACGAAGAGCCTGGCTTCAACCTCCGCACCGAAGGCGAAGCGCTCGAGGCAAGCATCAGCTCTCTCGCAGAGTTCGTCGCGGCCGGTGGCCAAATACCCCCGCTAGAAGTTCGACCGCGAGGGGAAGGCGGCGTTTGGCTTGTTGATGGCCACCGCCGGCGCCGAGCACTGTTGAAGCTCGATGCCGAAGGCCGGCTTCCTCGTACGCCCAACAAAGAAAGACCAGAAGTGCTGGAAGCATGGGTGCCTGTGATCGCCTTCGAAGGCAGTGATGCCGATCGGGTAGCCCGCATCATCACCAGCCAGGAAAACGAAAAGCTCTCGCCGCTTGAGTTGGCTGAAGGCTACAAGCGCCTCCGCGCCTTTGGCTGGTCGGTTGAGCAGATCGCCGTAAAGGTCGGCAAGACGCGGCAGCACGTTGAGCAGGTGCTCACTATCGGTAACGCAAATACGGATGTGCAGAACCTGGTAGCCGCCGGCCACGTCTCAGCGACGACAGCTGCACAGGTCGTTCGAGAACATGGCGACGGTGCTGGGAAAGTGCTTGGCGCCGAACTAGAGAAAGCCCAGGCAAGCGGCAAGAAGCGAGTGACTGCTGGTTCGATGAAAGGGCCTTCGATACCGAAGCCTAGGCTTGAAGCAGTGCACACCGCGTCACGCAATTTAATTGCATCTCTGGACTCGATCGACGAGGACAGCCGCTCCCTCACCATTCCCACCGCGCTTGTCCTGCAGCTGCGCGAAGCATTGGACGACGCCAAGCCGAGATAACAACTCATGGAAACGATCACTTGCGGCTCATGGATTGGCCAGCTCGGCAAGGCGCTGGCTCCCCGTGAGCTCGAAGCACTGCTGTGGGTGGCTCAAGGCCTCACCACCAAAGAAATCGCCCGCCAGATGGCGGTCAGCCCGGGCACCGTGGCCAACCGCATCGAGGCCGCGCTGTTCAAGTTGGAAGCCGGCCGCCGCATCGAAGCGGTCACCAAGGCCATGCGCCAACAGATCATCAGCCCGCTCTGCATCGCCTTGGCCGCCCTCATCACCATGCACGCGGTGATCGATGACAGCGACCCAATGCGCCGCGATCGCCGCACGCCGGAGCGCCGCACCGCCCAAGTTCGAATCGTTCGCAAGGCAGAGGCCTTGGAACTCCATGCCTGACCAACAAGGACCAACCCATGAACGCAGCCATCCGCAATAGCCGTGTGCAATACCTGCAGGTGCAGCAGCAGGCAGAAGCCGCAGCCGCCCAGTTCCGCAGTAACTCCCGCTTCTTCGTCCAGCAGGGCGAGAACAACAGTTGGGCCATCGTGGGCGCCGACGACAACCGCTTGTATGGCCTGCGCCGGCGGCACGTTGATGCGGTGACATACGCCGAAAGCCTCGAGCGCGCGGTAAACGCAAAGTCGGTACCGGTGCTGAAGGTCAGCCCGCCTGATGACGCCCGCACCCGCTGGGCGGCCTTGTGGGCACTGGTGCTGATCATCATGGCCGGAGCGTTTTCGTCATGAGCCGCGGGGTAAACAAGGCGATCCTGGTCGGCACCTGTGGCCAGGACCCGGAAGTGCGCTACCTACCGAACGGCAACGCCGTTACCAACCTCAGCCTGGCCACCAGCGAGCAATGGACTGACAAGCAGTCGGGGCAGAAGGTCGAGCGCACCGAGTGGCACCGGGTGTCGCTGTTCGGGAAGGTCGCCGAGATCGCCGGCGAGTACCTGCGCAAAGGCTCCCAGTGCTACATCGAGGGCAAGCTTCAGACCCGCGAGTGGGAAAAGGACGGCATCAAGCGCTACACCACAGAAATCATCGTCGACATCAACGGCACGATGCAGCTGCTAGGCAACCGGCCGCAGGGTCAGCAGCCAGGCCAGGTGCCAGATCGGCAACCGCAACAACGCCGGCCGTCTCGCCAGCAGCAGAACCAGCAGGCAGCGCCGCCTGACCACGATAGCTTCGATGACGACATACCGTTCGCCCCGCTCCACCACCTGGCCGGTGCGTAGCCATGAAGCGCCGGCAGCAGATTCACCCCACCGCCTACTACCTCGGGCGCTCCTGCCGCGATAACAGCCTGTCACGCGATGCTCAGCCCTATGGATGGCTGACGCTCAATTGCGGCTGGTGGCTTGCTGGTTGGCATGACCGAGACATGGAGCTTTCCGCTTGAAACGCATCACCGCGCGCGTCCGGCACGGCCGGCGCCAGCAGCACATCAACTTGCCGCCCAGCGGCCTGGGAGGTATCAGCAATGGCGAAGACGCCAACCCAGCGCAAGAAAGAACAACGCGAGCGGGACAAGTTGACGAAGGAGGAGCGCGAAGCCCTTTTGCTGTCACGCCGCATTGTCACGGACCTCTATCACAACACGAACAGCGCGCTTAAACGCTCAATGGCCCGTGCCGGGATCGAGGAAGAGCAGGACCTGATTTCGCGCCTCATCCACGGCGCCGATCGCCTCACAGACAAGCAGCTCGAAAGGCTGATTCGCACAACGTGACATGTCGCCGTGACAGGCGATCCAGACAAAACAGACACATTGCCACCATGCCGCACGCCGGCCACGGAGAATCACCCATGCCCATTCGCCACGCAGTGATGCACTTCATCGACAAGAAGCCGGACGGCAGCCCAGCGGTCCTGCACATGGCCAGCGCCAGTCTGCCGGAAAGCGGCGCCATCGAAAACCTGGTGCACGATGTAAACGACGGCTACAACGCCAAGACCGGCAAGGCCTGGGGCTTCTTCCACGGCGAATCGGGCGCTTATCCCCTCAGCGGCTGGCTGGCCAAGGTCGTGAGCGGCGACATGGAGTTCATCGACTTCACTCGCACGGCGGTGGAGCACCTAACCCGCCTCATGGAGGAATCCAACCTGTCAGTCGGCGGGCACGTCCTGTTCGCCCTCTACCAGCAGGGCATGACCGACTACCTGGCCTTCGCGATCTTGAAGCAGGTCGAGACGATCTCGGTTGCCGATGACCTTATGGTATCGGTTTCGCACCACTTGGACACCAGCGCCCTGCACTTCGCGGCCCGGATCAACCTGAGCGAGTGGAAGAACAACCCGGCATCGCGCCAGTACATCTCGTTCATCAAGAGCAAGAACGGCAAGCGGCTTTCGCACTACTTCCAGGACTTCATCGGATGCCAAGAGGGGATCGACAGCCCAGGGGAAACCCGGACGCTGCTCAAGGCCTTCACCGACTTCGTGAAGTCTGAGGATCTGCCGAGTGACGCCGCCAGCGAGAAAAGCCAGAACCTGGTGGCCTATGCCCAGGCACAGGGCAAGCTCGGCGAACCAATCAGCCTTGATGAGCTCTCGGAAATGCTGGATGAGGACAGGCCGAAGAGGTTCGCCGAGTTCATCAGGGCCGGTGACTATGGAGTTCCCGAAAGCTTCGCTGCCGACCAACGCACACTCAACCAGTACCGCCGCTACACGGGGCGCGCTGAGGGCATGTCGATCAGCTTCGAAGCGCACCTGCTCGGCGATCGCGTCGAGTTCGACCAGGTAAGCGCCAGCCTCACTATCAAGAACTTGCCAACGCAGCTGATAGACCAGCTTAAACGCAGCGCGGTAGCCTGATGCTATCGCGCCAGGACACCGCGGGATGCCGCCTATGGCGCGAGCGCCTCATGAGTTCAGAGGGCACCCGGAATTGCGGAATCACCACAAGCAGTCAAGCACACGCCATGACTCAGTGAGGCTTCCAAACAGGCGCGCCAGCGGCCTTCAAAATCTGTTCACACTGATCCCAGTAATCCACTAATGCGGCTCTAGCGTCGGCCTCTGACTGGTAAGCGCTTGATGGTCTGTCCAGCCCTCTTACCTCATCATCGACCTGAATGCGGTAAGTGCCATCCGTTTCATCCCGCAACACCCGTCCCTTTGTGCGCTTGCCTGTATAGCTAAATCCTTCAGCGGCGAGCTCAACTACCACTTCAGCAATCTTGACCATCATTTTCTCCATGATCCGGCTCCGCGCCGGGTCGAAACAAATACCTTACTTCAACGAATCACGCCACCCCGCGATGGCGGCGCATGCCCAGGAAAAAGTCATGAACGACGAACAACGCCACCAGGAATGGATCGCCCAGCGCAAAGCCGAAGAAGCGAAGCGCCGGGAGCGCGCCGCCGAGTGCCTGAAGGACCACGAATACACCGTTCTGGCTGACACCGATCAGCTGAAGGTATGGCGCTGCAAGGCCCCTGGCACCACCTGTTATGCCTTCGACATCCTGATAACCCGTTTCGGCATCGCCACTGTCGGCGACATCGACGGCCTGACCTTCAATGTAGGTCTCTCCTACGGAATCGAGTTCCTGGCGGGGGACGACATCGGCTACTACATCCACTCGAAGCTCGAAGAGCATTGCCGCGAACGCGAGTTTGATGAGGAAGCTTTCCGGGCGGCACTTGTAACTGGCGTGTGCAGCCAGATCTGCGAGAACACCCATGACGACGAGCTGTACGCCGCCCTGCCCGAGTGGATGCGCAACGACGGCGGATGCCACGAGGCTGGTCGCTGGGACGAGCTCCGGAAGTTGGTTAAAGAGCATCTCGCAGCCATTGAATATGGCGGGGATGGCCGCGACTTCTGGGACTCGCTGAATGACCGCCTGAGCGAGGCCGACGATATCAGCTACGTCGAGCAAGCCAGCATGTTCATGAGCGAGCACCACGAGGAGCTGGGCCTGGGCTGTGACTACTGGGAGATCACCATCGATAAGCCTCGTGACAGCCTCATCAATCGGCTGTACCTAATCAACCACGCAGCGAAGGCGATCATCGCTCAACAGGCCGAAGCGAAAGCTGCCTGACCCTCCGTCGCTACCCGCCAGGCTCAGTCGACTGAGCGAGCGTCAACACAAGATGCCACGCATTCGACGATCGCCGTGAAGCTACCAGTGAAGCTGTGCCGCAGCTCTCGCGGCATGTCGTATGAGAAGTGGATCAGCCAGGATCCGTCGCCCAATAGCACAGCCTCCTGACGGTACTGATCAACCTGATCCTCATCAATTCCGAGAACTGCTGCGACTTCCTGGTTTGTTGGCTCGCGGTCCATCGGGGATTCAACTCGCTGGTCTGGAATCACACTAATAGACCAAACGACATCAAATTGCCACTAATAAACGCCTCCCCGGCGAGGGCGGCGCCTGCACGCAAGGACCACAACATGACCTGTATGACCTCCCTCGCCCTGCCCTTCGAAAAGGAGCTGGTTGTCGATCTCTTCGCCGGCGGCGGCGGCGCCAGCAGCGGCATTGCCGAGGCGTACCGCGAACCGGATGTGGCGGTGAACCACAACCCAATCGCCCTGGCTGTGCACCGCGCCAACCACCAGCAGACCGAGCACTACGTTGCAGACGTTTTCGAAGTCGATCCGATCCTGGCAACGAAAGGGCAACCGGTCGGCATCTTGTGGGCTTCGCCAGACTGCCGGCACCACAGCAAGGCCAAGGGCGGTAAGCCACGTGACCGCAAGATTCGCGGCCTCGCATGGGTGATCATTCGCTGGGCATACCAGACTCGTCCGCGACTGATCTTCCTTGAAAACGTGGAAGAGTTCGCCGACTGGGGGCCGCTCGACGATGAAGGTCGTCCGATCAAGGCAGAGAAAGGCCGCACTTTCCAGGCGTTCGTGAACGTGCTGGGCAACGGCATTCCAGAGGACCACCCGGACCTACCGGAAATCCTCGCCGAGATCGGCGACCACGTGCCCAAGGAAGCACTGGTGCGCGGCCTGCGCTACAACTTCGAGCACCAGGTGCGCGTCGCAGCCGACCAAGGCGCGCCTACGATTCGCAAGCGCTTGTACGGCATCGCCCGGCGCGACGGCAAGCCAATCGTCTGGCCCGCGCCGACGCATCACAAGACCCCCGGCAAGGGTCAACAGGCCTGGCGATCCGCCGCCGAGTGCATTGACTGGGAGCTGCAGGGCCGCACGATCTTCCGCGACGATGCTCTGGTGGAGAACACCATGAACCGGATCGCCAAAGGCCTGTGGCGCCACACCCTGGCCTGCAACGATCCGTTCATAGTCCCGCTACGCGGAACCTCGAAGTCGCACACCAGCACCCACAGCGTCGCTGAGCCGGCCTCGACCATCAGCGGTGGCGGTACCCATCACGCCCTAGTACAGCCGACGATGGCGATGGCTGGATGCCTTACTGAGCATGCGAATGGGTCGAACCAGCGCACCTTTGACACTCTTGAGCCACTACGAACCCAAGTCGCTCAAGTCAAGGGAGGCCACTTTGCGTTGGTCGGCGCGCATCTGACACACCTGACGCACCATGGCGATCGATCAGGCTACCCTGCCACGGACCCTGCCATGACGGTGACAGGCGCCAATCGCGGCGAGCAGGCACTGGTTTCCGCCTCCCTGGTAACGTTACGCAAGGGCTGCGTGGGTGCTGCCGCAAAGGGCCCTCTCAGCTGCATCACGCAAAACAGCGGTCACCACGCTATTGCATCCGCCCACTTGGAGCAGGCCAACGGTGGTTTCTACAAGGGCGACGGCCGTGCAGCGGACGATCCGTTCTCGACCGTCCTGGGCAAAGGCGCAAATCAGCGTCTGGTCACTGCCTACATGGTGAAGTACTACGGTGCCGAGAAGGACGGGATCTCACTTCGTGAGCCGGTCCACACGATCCCGTCAAAGGATCGCATGGCTGTGGTCGAAGTCGTCCAGTTGCACAGCCACACGCTGACAGATGAGCAACTGGCCGGTGCCCGCAAGTGCGCGGCGTTCCTCCGAAAATACCTGCCGCAGCACTTCACCGAGCACGCCGATATCGTCATGGTCGGTGACTACGTGCTGATCGACATTACCCTGCGCATGCTGCAGCCGCACGAACTGAAACGCGCCCAAGGCTTCCGACCGGACTACATCATCGACCGAGGCCTGTTCCTCGATGAAGTGACCGGCCAGCTGTACTGGAAAGCCATCAGCAAGACTGACCAGGTGAAGCTGCTGGGCAACAGTGTCTGCAAGGACGAAGCCCGGGCCCTTGTCGCGGCGAACGCATCCGACCTCATCGAACTCTACCAGCGCCTGGCGGCCTGACGCCGCCAGCAGGAGACACCCATGCCCACAGAAAACCGATCCAGCACCATCGAGCAGCATGACCATGTCGAGGGGATCATCGATATGGTAAGTGTGCCGCGCGAAATCATCGAATTCGCCGCCGGCCTCAAATGGCACGCCTACAAAAGCGGCACCGATCAGAAGGACGATCAGCTCCAGGCTTTGAGCAAGCTACGCGCCATCCTGGCCAAGCCAAGCCCGCAGCCCCACGCCGACCCTATAGCGTGGATGGTTGGTACTGCCATCTGGTGGACCAAAGAAGAGGCGGAGCGGGATGCGGCTGCGATGGGCCTGCCAGTGGTTAACCTGGGCCCATGCGCGGGCCTTGGCGATCATGAGAGGCTCCGAACGGAGCTTGTAGAGTCGGACCTCGCCTTTGTCAGAGCTTCCACTGAAGCTGAACAGCTGCGCGCCCAGCTGGCCGAGCGGGATGAGCTGCTGCGCGAACTGGCGGACGCGCCGCCAGCCGCTATGGAGCTCAGATTGCAGCAAAAGGTGAAGGCCGCCCTATCCGCCAGCGCAGAGCCGCAGGTGAAGCCGTGAAGACCCACTTCGCGCCATTCACCGACTTGGAAGACCTTGAGCAAGCGCCGTGCGGCACCTGGCTAGGGCAATCCTCCGAGCTGTCAGGCGACTGGGCCATGGTCGATTGCCGACTCTGCAAGAAGCGCCGAGCAAGGATCATCGCAGCCACAGCTGATGAAGAGCGCTTCATCGTCGAGCAGATGGGCGACATGGCGGCCTTCATGCGCGCGGAAGACTCCGCCCCACAAGAGAACATCTGTACTCCTAAGCTGTAACCCCTCCCCCCTCTATTTCGAGCAGGTCGCAGCACGAGGCGTGCTCCGGGCACCCTCAGTAGCAACCCGGCGAGCAAGGCCAACGCCCCACGCCATTGCTCTGGTCATCGACTCGCCTGGGCGAGAATCGAAAGCCTCTTCATGCAATGGCATGCCTGAAGGCGCATAGACCCCAATGAACATCTGCGTGTTGCCTGTTCGCGACAGTCGCACCTGGACATCTATCAACGTTCCGTCATCGAGTGTTTCGTCATGAGCCCTATGGTGAAGCGTCGGGTCAGCCCAAGACCAAAAAACATCACCGCGAATTCTCATGTCGTCCACCTTCGACTGTAGTTGTATGCACTAAGCCACCATAGCCAACCCCAAGCGGCCCGCAACCGCATCAGACTGATTTGTGATCTAAATCAGACAATTGGCTAGTAATTCTATTGCTAACCCCTCTCCCCTCTATTCACTGCCGCGATATGGCGGCCAAGGAATCCCCGTGCGCGTAGAAAAAGTCGTGATGTACGAATCCCCCGAAGCGGCCAGCATCCAGACCGTTACCGGCTGGGTCGACCCCTCCGGCCGATTCTGGGGCAAGGACGAGCACATGGCTCGATACTGCGGGTCAACCCACCGCCACTGCGCGAAGAACCCGGCACATCCCATCCATGCCACCAATGGATGGTGCGCGACCTGCCATGCAGAGAGCCGGGCAGCAAAGTTCGAAGCCATGCCAAAGCGTGTATGGGCCGGCGAGGCAATCACCGAATACGACGGCGATCGGTACTTCTTCGATGAGGAAGACCTGCGGGACTACCTGCTCGATCATGAGCTCGACCCGCACGACCTGAAGCTGGTCTTCTGCACCCCGAACTACCCCAGCGAAATCGATCCCGCCGACCACTTCTGCGACGACCTCCCGGAAGACGGCGAGATCAACGACGACCAGCTGCTTGCAGCGTTCGAACTTCTCAACGAGATGATCCGCAAGTGCCCGCCATTGTCTTGGTCGCCCGCGCATGAGGCAGTCGTGCTTCCGCAGGCCTTCATCGATATGGTTGCCCATGAACGATTGGAGGCCCAGGAATGACCCGCCTCGCCCTCTGCCTCCTGCTGCTGGCCACCGGCGCCAGCGCAACCGAGAACGTCATCGACGTGCAACACGACAGCCAGCGCGGCGTCACCTGCTACCTGCTCAACGGGGTCGGCATCAGCTGCATCCCCGACAGCCAGCTGCAGGCCGGCACCGAGCGCCAGCTCTCCCCGCACGAAACACAACCCGAACCTACACCCGCACTGGCGCCTGGGCGCTGGATTGATGAGAGGTATCAGCCGTGAGCAAGAAGAAAACTCACTTCACCATCGTCTCCAGCGCCGAGCTGGAGGAGCTGCGCCAAGACCGGGCTCGCCTCAACGCGCTGGAATCCTGCTGCTGGGATGTCAGCTTCGAAAGCCATTCGAATGGCATGGACGGCGACTACACCATCGGCATCGAGATTATTGGCCACTACATGGGCAAGCCAAACCGGCGTGTGCTCGGCGAGAACTACAACGAGAACCTGCGCGCCGCCATCGACCAGGCGCTCACCGCTGAGGCCTATCCGCCGGAGCGCCCGGAGTACGACCTGTATGGCAATCCCGAGCGGAGCCGCGCATGACCGACTTGATCGAAGTGCACACAGCACACCTGGCCGGCGAGCCCCTGGCCTGGGCGGTTGGCAGGGCGGAAAGCTTGGACGTGCTCCTTGCCCCACCCATTTACGGCAACCCGTGGCGGGTGTTCGTCCGCTACACCGGCGAGGTCACAATCCGCGAAGTGCGCTATGACCCGCAGGAGAACTGGGCGGTCGGTGGACCACTGATCGACAAGCACCAGGCAGGCTTGAGCCATGACCGGTACTTGTCAGGCGGCCCATGTGGCTGCAGCGCAGGCCCGCTCAACTCAACATGGCTTTCAGGGCCTACGCCCCTTATTGCCTTCTGCCGCGCCCTGGTCCACGCAAAGCTCGGCCCGATCGTGCGAGTTCCAAAGGAGTTGATGCCATGAAGACGCTCGGCGAGATCATCGAAGCTGCGAAATCCGGCGAGCGCCCGGAATACGACGAACTGCGGCTGGCCGTGTGCGCCATGGATGGGCTCATGACCTTCGACCGTCAGGCAATCTGGAAGCTGGCCGAGGGTGAGGAGAAAGGCAAGAAACCGTTCTTGACCTGGAGCAGCGTCTGGCAGCGTGACGAGCAATTCCAGCGCATCAAGCGCGCCATGGCCACCGACCCGAAAACTTATCTCGGCCCGAATTACGACCCGGACAGCCCGGCCGTGCAAGAACGGCGGCGCATGTCGATCGCCATCATGGAAGGCGTTGCGCGCCGCGCACAGGAGAAGAAGTCATGATCCTGATACCTCTCGCCGCCCCGCTGCACATGACCTATCTGATATGGAAAGCGCCGCGATGAGGCTGGCCCAGAAAGCACTCCTTATAGGCTTCACCGCCGGAATTGGATTCATGGCCGCCCAGGACACCTGGTGGCTAATCACTGGCTGGCTGAGCATTTGCCGCGGCTGACCTTCTAACCCCTCCACCTACAACTCAAGCCCGCCGACATGCGCGGGCATGGAGAGACTCATGCTCAATTTCTTGGCTCGCATGTTCAAGCGAAAGAAGAAGCCCGAGCCGCGCCCGGTTATGGCACCGACAGGGTTCGCACGCGGACACAGCCCGGCAGCCGGCAGGCAAGATCCGATGCTTGATCCGCTCAACCCGTTGAGCCCCGTCAGCCCGCTGCACCCAGCCTACCAGGCCGACAACTACGAACCATCGCGCAGCACCAACAGCTCCTGCTCCAGCCGTGACTACAGCAGCTACGACAGCGGCGGCAGTTACTCGTCAAGCGACAGCAGTAGCTCCAGTGACAGCGGCGCCAGCTCCAGCAGCTGCGACTAACCCACAACCTGCCGCCACCGGCGGCGTGGAGACCAACCATGTTCATGACACCGGATGAAGTAGCCGACATGACGGGCTACCTCCGCCCAAAGGACCAGGTCCGTTGGCTGCAGGGCGAGAAGTTTGGATATTTAATGGGCGCCGATGGGAAACCGAAGGTGCTGAGGCAAGTCGTGATCGCCCGTCTGGGCGGCAAGGCTGAGAAGAAAGGGCCGGAACTCCGGCTTGGATAGAAGGGACGACCGATGCGGCCGCGAAAGAAGGATAGGCACCTCCCCCCATGCATGTACATGAAGCACGGGGCGTATTACCTGGTCAGGAAGGGAAAGTGGGAGCGCCTCGACAAGGACTATCAAGGTGCCCTGCTGGCCTATGCAAAGATCATGGGCGGCAAAGGCCAAGGCGCAATGCCAAAGCTTATTGATGAGGCTCTGGACGCTATGCGCGGGCGCCTGGCAGAAAATACGATCAAGCAGTATGAAGCGGCGGCCGAACGATTGAAGAAGTACCTGGCCGAGTTCGAGCCCCGCCAGGTGCTGCCGAGACATGTGGCCGCACTCAAGCTGCACATGTCTGACACGCCGAACATGGCAAACCGAGTGATCTCGTTCCTGCGGATGGTGTTCACGTATGCCCTGGAGCAGCAGATAGTCGACTCCAACCCCTGCACCGGGATCAAGCGGCATTCCGAAAAGAAGCGAGACCGGTACATCACCGACGAGGAATTTGCGGCGATTTGCGACGCGGCATCCCCGTACATCCGGTCGATTCTTGAAATGTGCTACCTCACTGGGCAACGCATTGGCGACGTGCTGGCCATCAGACTCTCGGACATCAGCGAAAAGGGCATCGCCTTCGATCAGCAGAAGACTGGTGCCAAGCTCATCGTGGGTATGACACCGGACTTGGAACAGCTGATTGCGAGGGCCAAAGCCATACCTAGGAAGGTTCGCGGGCTCACCTTGTTCTGCACCCGGGGCGGCGGCAAGCCAGTGTCTTACGAGACGGTGAAGGATGCATTCAGGAAGGCCTGCGAGAAGGCGAAGGTCACCGGAGCCACTATTCACGACCTCCGGGCAAAGTCGTTGACAGACACAGATAAGCAAGGCAATGACGCCCAGAAGCTGGGCGGCCATACCGACGGAAGGATGACTCAGCGCTATCTTCGACTTAGAGAGATAAAGGTTGCGACCGGCCCGAGGTCAGTGACATTTGGCAAGGCCGTATCTAAACCAACGAAAAAGCCCCTCAAGTGAGGGGCTTTTTCCGTGCTCCAGGCCAGACGTCAGGCCATCAGAACTGGCTCGGCCAGGCCGTTGGCAGCACAAATTTGATGAATGTCGCGCGATGCCTGCTTGAAATCAGCGATCGATTTTCGAGATTTCTCAAGGTTTTCCTTTCGCGCTGTCTGCGACATGGGCCTTAGATTTCGCAACGATTTCCCAACCATATGCATATCTCCCATTCCCTTTCTCACTTTCTCACTGTCTTTCATTTGCTATCAGACGGGAATCAAAACGTCTTGGTTCCCCAAGTATGCGTCTTTGAGTCGGGCTAACCAATGACGATACGTTAGCCCGTCCTCCTCACAAATCAAGCTCTCCGATGGCGCTTCTCTTAAGGAACCATCTGGAGCTGATAAAAGCAATGCTGTATAGACGTCCATGAACAGGTCATCAAACAGCTTGAACTGCTGCTGCAAGGGCTCCTTGAGTGGGTGCTCAGGATCAACCTCGTCCGCAAAGCAGAGGTATTCGCGTTGCTGGGTTCTCCTCGGCCGGTGGTACATGACCACACCAGGCTTGAGCGGAGGCAGAGATCGAACGTTGTCCGTAGCTCTCACCAAGAACCATAGCCAAATCGTGGCGGCTGCGCTCATGACATAACGACCAAAGGTGATCTCCACGGTTCCCTTTGTTTCGTTCAACGCCACGATCAGATCGATCATCGTTGCGACGCATCCGCCGCCATTGTGGCGCAGATGTAGCTCAAAGCTGCTACCAGGTTGTGCTGCGTTCAGCTGATCGATAACGGGCTGAACTGAGGCACGCGAGATTTCGTTGGGCAGTTCCAGCCGAATCTTGGCGGGAACCCTAACGATTTCTTCCAGCTGATCATTTGCTGCAGCTTCCAATGCTTCGCCTACCAACACTTGATTCGGACGCGAATAGTACATGGCAGATATGGCAGTGCCAATATGCAATCACGCATTCTCTGATGAAATCTTTGTCCCTAAATCAGGCGAATCTTGGCAGAATACCCGCCTTAATTTTAGACAGATCACGATTGTCTAATAGACGAACAGCTGTAAGGCCTTGAATGTCCAGTCTTTCCGACCACACACCAATGATGCAGCAGTACTGGAAGCTGAAGAACCAGCACCCGGACCAGCTGATGTTCTACCGCATGGGCGACTTCTACGAAATCTTCTACGAAGATGCGAAGAAGGCCGCAAAACTGCTGGACATCACCCTGACCGCGCGCGGCCAGTCGGCCGGCCAGTCCATCCCCATGTGCGGGATTCCGTTCCATTCGCTGGAAGGCTACCTGGCCAAGCTGGTCAAGCTGGGCGAATCGGTGGTGATCTGCGAACAGATTGGCGACCCGGCCACCAGCAAGGGCCCGGTGGAGCGCCAGGTGGTGCGCATCATCACCCCAGGCACGGTCAGCGACGAGGCGCTGCTGGACGAGCGTCGCGACAACCTGATTGCCGCGCTGCTTGGTGACGAACGCCTGTTCGGCCTGGCCGTGCTGGACATCACCAGCGGCAATTTCAGCGTGCAGGAAATCAAAGGCTGGGAGAACCTGCTGGCCGAGCTTGAGCGCCTCAACCCGGTCGAGCTGCTGATCCCTGACGACTGGCCACGCGACCTGCCCGCCGAAAAACGCCCGGGCGCCCGCCGCCGTGCACCGTGGGACTTCGACCGCGATTCGGCGCGCAAGGCCCTGTGCCAGCAGTTCGCGACCAAGGACCTCAAGGGCTTTGGCTGCGACAAGCTGACCCTGGCCATCGGCGCCGCCGGCTGCCTGCTGACCTACGCCAAGGAAACCCAGCGCACCGCCCTGCCGCACCTGCGCAGCCTGCGCCACGAACGCCTGGACGACACGGTCATCCTCGATGGCGCCAGCCGTCGCAACCTGGAGCTGGACGTCAACCTGGCGGGCGGGCGTGACAACACCCTGCAATCGGTGGTCGACCGCTGCCAGACTGCCATGGCCAGCCGCTTGCTGAGCCGGTGGCTGAACCGCCCGTTGCGCGACCTCAAGGTATTGCAGGCACGCCAGGACTCGATCCGCTGCCTGCTCGACAGCTACAGCTTCGAGAAGCTGCAGCCGCAGCTGAAGGAAATTGGCGACATCGAGCGGATCCTCGCCCGAATCGGCCTGCGCAATGCCCGTCCTCGCGACTTGGCGCGCCTGCGCGATGCATTGGGTGCCTTGCCCGAACTGCAGAATGCCATGAGCGAGCTGGAGGCGCCGCACCTTGCGCGCCTGGCGGCCATTACCGGCACCTATCCGGAACTGGCCAGCCTGCTGGAGCGGGCGATCATCGACAACCCGCCAGCGGTGATCCGCGATGGCGGCGTACTCAAGACCGGCTATGACAACGAGCTGGACGAGCTGCTGGCGATCAGCGAGAACGCCGGCCAGTTCCTGATCGACCTGGAAACCCGTGAAAAGGCCCGCACCGGCCTTGCCAACCTCAAGGTCGGCTACAACCGCGTGCACGGCTACTTCATCGAGCTGCCGACCAAGCAGGCCGAGCAGGCGCCGGGCGACTACATCCGCCGTCAGACCCTCAAGGGCGCCGAGCGCTTCATCACCCCCGAGCTGAAAGTGTTCGAGGACAAGGCGCTGTCGGCCAAGAGCCGCGCCCTGGCCCGTGAGAAGATGCTCTACGACGCCCTGCTGGAAACCCTGATCAGCCACCTGGCGCCGCTGCAAGACAGCGCCGCCGCACTGGCCGAACTGGATGTGCTCAGCAACCTGGCCGAACGTGCGCTGAACCTCGACCTGAACTGCCCGCGCTTCGTCGACGAGCCGTGCCTGCGTATCGAGCAAGGCCGCCACCCGGTCGTGGAGCAGGTACTGACCACGCCGTTCGTGGCCAACGACCTGGGCCTGGATAACAGCACGCGCATGCTGATCATCACCGGCCCGAACATGGGCGGTAAATCCACCTACATGCGCCAGACCGCCCTGATCGTGCTGCTGGCGCACATTGGCAGCTTCGTGCCGGCGGCCAGCTGCGAACTGTCGCTGGTCGACCGCATCTTCACCCGCATCGGCTCCAGCGACGACCTGGCCGGCGGGCGCTCGACCTTCATGGTCGAGATGAGCGAAACCGCCAACATCCTGCACAACGCGACCGACCGCAGCCTTGTGCTGATGGACGAAGTGGGCCGCGGCACCAGTACGTTCGACGGCCTGTCACTGGCATGGGCTGCCGCCGAGCGCCTGGCCCAGTTGCGCGCCTATACCCTGTTCGCCACCCACTACTTCGAGCTCACCGTGCTGCCGGAGAATGAGCCGCTGGTGGCCAACGTGCACCTGAATGCAACCGAGCACAACGAGCGCATCGTGTTCCTGCACCATGTACTGCCTGGCCCTGCCAGCCAGAGCTACGGCTTGGCCGTGGCACAACTGGCCGGCGTGCCGGGGGTCGTGATCCAGCGTGCTCGCGAACACCTGGCGCGCCTGGAAACCACCAGCCTGCCCCATGAACACGCCCCGGCCGAAAAGGCCAGGGATGTGCCACAGGTACCGCACCAAAGCGATCTGTTTGCCAGCCTGCCACACCCGGCCATCGAGAAGCTGGGCAAGCTCCAGCTGGACGACATGACCCCGCGCCAAGCTATCGAAATGCTATATCAACTAAAGAACCTGTTATAACGGCGCCCACTACAAGCTGGTAGAATCCGCCGCGGTTTGCTGGTGCTGCAGGTTATTAGCCTGGCCTGCAGCCACATACCTGTAAACCGCGCGGCCCTGAGAGGAAGGGCCGCCGCCGTCGCCTGAGGAGAGAACTAGAAATGACCTTCGTCGTCACCGACAACTGCATCAAATGCAAATACACCGACTGCGTGGAAGTCTGTCCGGTGGACTGCTTCTACGAAGGCCCGAACTTCCTGGTCATTCACCCGGACGAGTGCATCGATTGCGCGCTGTGCGAACCGGAATGCCCGGCACAAGCCATCTTCTCGGAAGACGAAATCCCTGCCGGGATGGAGAACTTCATCGAGCTGAACGCCGAACTGGCGGAAGTCTGGCCAAACATCACCGAGCGTAAGGATGCCTTGCCTGACGCTGAAGAGTGGGACGGCAAGACTGGCAAGATTGCAGACCTGGAGCGCTGATAGCGCCCGGACACGAAAAAGGCCCCTCGGGGCCTTTTTTGTTTTTCTGCGGGCAAAAAAAGGGGCGGTTTGACCCGCCCACATTTTTTTCCGTAGTCCCTGCTTGTCCCAAACATCTTCCTGATGAAATCGCTTCTTGCGATGTCCTTGGCCTTCGTCCTGAATGCCTGTGCATGTCCCTGTGCACAGTTCGAATACTAGCGGGTTCAGCCGGGCGGGCAAGCGCGAGACCTCACAAGGTATTACAGGGGACAAATTTCCTCACAGCCGAATAAGCCATGCTTTTCAATGGGTTGTAAAAATACCGGGGCTGAAAACGACAATGATTTACTGCGACTTGCATAGATAGCTTACAAAACAAGTAAGAAAAGGCTTACACGCAATGTTACTGGGGTAGCGCAGTACACATTAGATATCTGTTTTACCCGGCAGATTTTGGGGGCTGCTTTGCAGCCCATTCGCAGCACAAGGCTGCTCCTACATGAGACCGTGATTGCCTACATGATCGCGTATCCCTGTAGGAGCAGCCTTGTGCTGCGAATGGGGCGCGCAGCGCCCCCGACATTCTCAAATGACACACACAAAAACGCCCCGAGGTCATCGGGGCGTTTTGTGTGACAGGCCTTCGCTACTGGAACAGCGACTCGCTGGACAGGCCGTTCTTCTCAAGGATCTCTCGCAAGCGCTTGAGCCCCTCTACCTGGATCTGCCGTACCCGTTCCCGGGTCAAGCCAATCTCCAGGCCTACGTCCTCGAGGGTGCTGCTCTCATGCCCACGCAGGCCAAAGCGACGCACTACCACTTCCCGCTGTTTGTCAGTCAGCTCGCCCAGCCACTGGTCGATGCTCTGCGACAGGTCGTCATCCTGCAGCAGTTCGCATGGGTCGGTGGGGCGGTCGTCAGTCAAGGTGTCGAGCAGGGTCTTGTCCGAGTCCGGGCCAAGCGACACATCCACCGAAGACACCCGCTCGTTCAGGCCCAGCATGCGCTTGACCTCGGCGACCGGCTTCTCCAGCAACGTGGCGATTTCTTCCGGGGAGGGTTCGTGGTCGAGTTTCTGGGTCAGCTCGCGTGCGGCGCGCAAGTAGACGTTCAGTTCCTTGACCACGTGGATGGGGAGGCGGATGGTGCGGGTCTGGTTCATGATCGCCCGTTCGATGGTCTGGCGAATCCACCAGGTCGCATAGGTCGAGAACCGGAAACCACGCTCCGGGTCGAACTTCTCGACCGCACGGATCAACCCCAGGTTGCCCTCCTCGATCAGGTCGAGCAGCGACAGGCCGCGGTTCACGTAACGACGGGCAATTTTTACAACCAGGCGCAGGTTGCTTTCGATCATGCGCTTGCGGCCAGCGGGGTCGCCCTTCTGCGACAGGCGCGCAAAGTGCACTTCTTCTTCCGGCGAAAGCAGCGGCGAGAAGCCGATCTCGTTGAGATACAACTGGGTGGCATCCAGCGCCCGGGTGTAATCGATGTATTTGTGTTGCTTGAGCGAAGAGCCCGACTTGGCCCTCGTCCGAACCGAAGATACAGCAGGTTCGTCTGACACCACATCCGTTTCCAAAACGATGCCCGTCTCCATGAGGAGGACGTCATCGTCGATGTCAAACTCCGGCACTTCTTTACTGAGAGCCATTGTTATAGTCCTTTGCTGAGTTCGAACTCAGACTCGAGCGGCACCTTGATCCCTGGCAGCGCTGGAGCCTGTCCCCTCTACATCACAGGAACAGGCCGGGTACAACGATCAACGGCGTGGCAGGAACTGGAGTGGATCGACGGGTTTGCCCTGGCGGCGAATCTCAAAATGCAGCTTCACCCGATCTGTGCCCGTAGACCCCATTTCAGCAATCGACTGCCCTGCCTTGACCTGCTGCCCCTCCCGAACCAACAGCCTGCGGTTATGACCGTAGGCACTGACGTAGGTATCGCTGTGTTTGATGATGATCAGCTCGCCGTAGCCCCTCAAACCACTCCCGGCGTAAACCACCGCACCATCAGACGCAGCAAAAACAGGCTGTCCCAAATCACCGGCGATATCAATGCCTTT